ATGAGTAACATTGATGTAGCAGAAGATAATCTCAAAGCTTTATTAGAAGACATTAGAAATGATCTTGCAAATATTGAAAGCGAAGAAGACTCTAAAGTTAAAATAATAAACAGAATCTTTAATGAATGTTTAGGATGGTCATTTACGCAATTTAAGTGTGAAGGTAAGCATGATAGTGGCTTTTCAGATTATGTGCTTAAAATTGGCGATTCAGCGGTATTGGTGGTTGAGGCTAAACGAATAGGTGTGCTTGGTATTGAATCAGCTGTTGTAGATAAATATAGAACCCTTAAAATCTCTGGTGCCTCTTTAAAACAATCATTGTCAGGTATACAGCAAGCTTTTTCGTATTCAAGTGAGGAAGGTATCCCTATCTCTGTGGTAACTGATGGGATTAGTTGGATAATATTCAAAACTTGGGTTCAAGGTGGAAGCTATAAGGAAAAAGAAGCTTTTGTATTCCCTTCTCTCGATTCTATAGAAAACTCATTTGGAGTTTTTTATGATTTATTATCTTATGAAATGTTTTCAAGCAAAACATACAATATTTTATTTGACCGAGTGCATAATAGCCGCAGTAATTTAACCATCCCCTTGAAATCCCCTCTTGAAATAGACGAGATAAATATTTTAAAGAAATCCCCAATAGCATTTGACCTTGAAAAAATATTTCATGGATTTTTCACTCAGTTGACAGGAGATGATAATTCGGAAATCATGAATGAATGTTTTGTTGAATCAAATGAAAGCCGCATTGCGGATTATTCACTAGAGAAGATTACACATAGTATAATTAACAACCTACCGACAGATAAAAGTAGGTTAGAAACCGAATTAAGTGAACTGATTCAAGGGAATGTTCAAAGGAAACTACCTTCAGATTCGGATATGTCTGTTTTTATTGTTGGTCCAACAGGTTCAGGCAAAACAACTTATATTGATAGGTTTTTCTCTAAGATACTTCCTTCCAGTACAAGAGATCATTGTCTTACATTAAATATCAACTGTCTAGATGCAACAGGCGATGATTCAACTACAACTGGATGGATCACAGAAAAAATAATTTCTCTTTTGGAAAATGATCTTTTTGAGGATGGTTATCCTGAATATAGTGAGCTTCAGGGAATGTATTTCGGACATTACAAAAGAATGTCTTCCGGCTATCTTAAGAAGATTTATGAAAATGACCGACCACAATTCGACAAAGAATTTGCTAGTTTTTTGAAATCTGAAGTGGAGGAAAATCGAGAAAGCTATCTGGAGAATTTATTGCACTTCGCAATTCATAATCGCAGAAAACTACCTATTATAGTAGTAGATAATACAGATGAGTTCTCATTAGATTTCAAAGTAAAAGTGTTTCAATTCTGTAATGCCTATAGACGCAAAGTCATTTACTGTATGCTTATGTTCCCGGTCACAGATAAATCAGCATGGAGCTTTTCTAAAACTGATATCTTTACTATACATCAATCGCGCTCCTTCTTTCTTCCAACGCCTTCTCCAAGAGAAGTATTTAGGAAAAGAATAGATTATTTGAATAGGAAGTTAGTGGCTGCTGATATCGTTGAAAAAAAGGAGTACTTAACAAGTAAAGGCATTCGTATAGAGTTGAAAGATGTGTCAAAATTCGCTCAAGTTTTAGAAGATATATTTGTTGAAAATAACTTCACTGCTAAAACTTTGGGTGAATTGACAAATTATAATATTCGATCAATTATGAGTTTATCAAAAAGAATTATAACCTCTCCAGTGATGAGAATAGAAGATTTGATTGCTTCATATATAACTGAAGAACCTATAAGCTATTCCAAATTTATTGATGCTTTAATACGTGGCGATTATGAAGCATATAGAATAGGTACAGGGGATGATTTTGGTGTTATTTCAACATTCAGAGTTAACTCTTCCCGTATATCGTCACCGCTGTTAATGCTAAGGGTTTTAGCATTATTAAGAGTAACTAAATTGACAGGCCGTGACGTTGAAGAACGGCACTGTACCGTACACTCAATAACTCACTATTTTGAAGCTTTGAGTGCCGATTCGGTGGACATTCAAAATTGTTTGTCTGAATTGGTATCTTTGAGATTGATTGAACCATATGACCCATCCGCTAGTGTAATGGACGATAATCAAAGATTGGCAATTAGCTATAAAGGTCTCGCTCATTTTGAGTTATCGACTAAAAATAGTGTTTATTTTTACCAGATGGCGATTACTACTGGAATTACTGACCCTGAGACGGTTGCAGCTATCAAAGGACATTATAGGTCGAACCGGCCATTTAGTGAGATCACCTCAAGTATACGCAAAAAATTTTCAGAATACTTGATCCATGAAGATGCTAAATTTATAAGCTCCACTCACGATAAAGAACAATTTGAGTGTCAACGTGATTTGCTAAGGAATATAAAATCATTTAGCGTAGACAGAAATGGCTCGACAGGAATAGTACCTGATAACGTAGAAAGTTTTTTGGGTGAAAAGTTAATAGGTAAGGTTGAGCGATATGACCATGACAAAGATTATGGTTTTATTTCTGTCAAAGAAGTTAATCAAGATCTTTACTTAAAGTTATCTACCTTAAAAGTTAACGAAATAGGCCGAATTTTCGACGGCGATATAGTCTATTGTTCTTTGGCTCAGGGTTCCAAAGGCATCATTATTGATTCATTGTATGGATTGGTTGAAGGACGAAATGACGTGCAAGTTGAAAAATGCACTATCAAGAGTTATGAATCTGATAGAGGATTTGGATTCGTCTATGTCGGCCCTTCTTCAAAAGAGGTGTTTTTCCATAAAAGTGCATTTCCATCTAATTTTTACGAGCATCTGAAAATTGGATTGGAATTTATCGGAGAAATCAGAGTTAAAGATGATGGAAGGCCTCAGGTGAGGGCTTGCGTAGATATAATCTAAATTAGTTAGAAGAAAAATTTCACGGTCGCAATATCTTCGTTTTATGAAGATATTGCGCTGATTAATCCTGATTTAATTAATAGCAAGCAAATGATTTGTTATTTTATTATGGAATTGAAAGCCATATTACATGGCTTGTTGCTAAGCATATTTTGGATAATTCATTATGTTATACGCATCAATATCTAACAAAACTAACACCAAAGCTTATTTATTGCCAGACAAAACGCCATGGAATACCTTAAAGGAATCTATACAAATACAAAAAAATTAAATGCAATCCTAATCATTAAATATTTAAGTGGATAGCTAAAACCGGCCATTTTAACCGACATGTTAATTTTCGCTCATAGCTGCCTCTGGCTCTGCTTATAAAGGCCTAGTTAGCCATTTTAAGAACATAATGGTCTAGTGCGTACGTTCCGTTAGCCCCCACAGTCAGCAAATCTGACGCGCTCCTCGCGCTAGGGGAGGCAAATCGCAATACGGTGCGGCCTATTGATTTTCAGGTTCTGGCTCACGCTCTGTATAGTTCGTGTCAGGGTCAAACCCCAGGGTTTGCAGAAACGCTGTCATGTTGCGCTGGTTTTTCTCCAGGGCTGTTACCGCCTGATCCAGCTCTATGGCAGTTTGCAGAACAAGCCCGGTAACAGCCGAGTAATCGACCGTGTAGCTGCGTTTGCTCTCATCACGGGCGCGCTTAAGGCGGGTAATCACTTGCCTCTCAGTAACTGTTACCGATTCGCCGTCTTCGCCGACTTTTTCAATTTCCACGTCAACTTCGACTTCCTCGTATTCGTCGTGATCGTCGTAAACAGAGCCCACGGCCTCCGGCAGCACTTCCAGCAGTTCCTGGGCGATAACACCAGCAGACGGCATGCCGTCTGCTTTGAGGTTATAGGTTACGCCGCGTAGCTGTCTAACCTTGCCTCGGGCATCAGCTATTGTTTCAATACGGTCCTTTTTATCGGCATCGGACGTCTGAGTGAGCGAGGAGCAGCTGATGTTGCCGCTGGTGCTAAAAGATCCTTGGCTGGTGAACAGAAAATATTTCGGTGAAGCATTCACCGCTGTCGCAATCGTCATATCGCCGGACCGCTCCTGGTAAAGGCGTGCATACGTCAGATTATTGCCCTGCCCGGCCTGGAAATTGATGAGGAATGGCCAGCCGCCTCCCGGAGTGGATGCCCGCAGGTTCAGGTTTCCGCCCTCAATAGATGTGTCGCCAGTAATGGCACCGCCCGTTTTACCGTTTACGGAGTTGAGCTGGTTGTCGCTGATCCCCAGATTACTGCGGGCACTGATAGCCGTTGTCGCCCCGGTACCACCCTGGGCAATAGGCACTCCGCCAGATGCATCTTTCTGGGCGAGAGACTTTTGCGCGGGCACAGTAACAGCCACACCGTTAATGGTGATAGTTACATTACCAGTGCCGGTCATGACGTCGGCAAACCCGCCCATGTAGCGCTGATACATGCCGAAAGTCTCAGCAATATCCAGCGCCAGGCCGTCAACGCTGAGCGAATCGCTGAGCAGGATAGCGTAGCGGGTACCTGCCGGGATCGCAGGGCTTACTGCAGGTGACACTGCCAGCTGCGTGGCGCTGGTAACGCCGGTGATCTGGAATGCCTGCGGCGGGCTGGTCAACACGATTACAGTACAACCGTTGCGGATAAGTGTGCCCGCTGCTGCGAAATTAGTTCCGGTACCGGTCAGGGTGTTGCCGCTGCCGGCGATCGTGCCAGTGGTATAAATCATTTTTTCTCCAGGCAATAAAAAACCCGCACGCGGCGGGTCTGATGTGGAATGTGATTAGCTGTCAGTCGTAGTTAGCGAGGTTAAGCGCATAAACGCTGTTTTTCATGTTGTGGTAGACAAGGTTAGATACCCCACTTCCGGCGGTGCCCCCGGTAGTAGCCTGTGCGATTTGGGTGGTGCCTCCATTAAAAACGGCAGAGAAGCTGTATTGCGAGGACCAGGGCCGCGTTCCCCCGTCGAGGATCACACCTGTCGCCAGACCGGACATTGATGGAACGATGCCAAATTTACCGGGCAGCGTGGTGTTAATCGAAAAACCGGCGCTGTCACTGCCGTTAGTGCCGACCGCCTGCACGTCAGTAAGTATCCGTGTCTCGTTTGTCAGAATGCACACGCCCTGCTCGTCCCAGATGGCAATCCCCCAGTCCGGCAACGGCTGTTCGAAAATCGTGAAAAAATAAACATAAGCCATGCCCGCCGCCGTTGAGTTGCGGAATGTCACAGTGCAGACATTCCCGCCTACGGTATAGCTGACTACGCAGTTAGTGGTCGAGTACACGAACGGGATAACAGGTCTGCCGGAGGGAAAGGCCTGAGAAATGGTTGTGACCGAACCGGCAGAGCCTGAGATGGCAGCACTTTTTTTGCTGTACATCGCCAGCGGTATCGACTGAGGCGTGATAAATGGCGCACCGTTCTCAGTTGCCAGAAATGCTCCCCAGTCCATTAAGCAGCCCTCAGATAAGCAATAACGAAGCCGTTAATCGCCGGATAGGTACCGGCACCGAAGTTATTGTCTGCCGCCGCGCCCAGGGTGATAGTACCTCCTGACACGGTGATGGTGCGGCGCGCAGTGGTGTAGCTGTCGCTGGCAGTTACCTGCATAAACTCCATGCGAAACCCCGCAGGAACCACATAGCTCGCCGCGCCTGACTGCTGCCCGGCGGCAACTGCGAAATAACCCAGCACGCTGATCGGCACCAGGCCGTAGTTGTTCGGGTTGCCGTTGGCATCCCACGTTTGAATACCCCACGACATCAGAACACCCCCGTTAGTCTGCCGATCTGCACCCGTAGGCGATTTGTGTCTTTGATGCTGATCGTTGTATTGGTCTGCTTCATCGCGCCGGTCGCGTCGCTTCCGTAGTTTTCGAAAGTGCCATTTTTATTCAGGTGCCATCCATAGGAGCCGGGCACGTACGAGTCTGACTGGATAAACGCGCCGATTTTGGCATTAGTGATCGTGCCGTCCTGGATGAACGAGTCGCGGATAAACGTCTGTCCATTCTGGATAACGAACGGCAACGTTACCGCCCCCCCCACCTGGGTCATCACAGCAAACCGATCAGCGAGGAATACCACCTGTGACTGCATTCCGCTGGGGCTGTTCTGCACACCGATCCCCATGCCTGCAGCGTAAAGCACTCCATTACTTGAGACGCCTATCTTGATGTTGTACATCGCGTTGATGTTGCCGCTGAGGTCAGCAGTAGCCTGGGCGTTCTGCGTGATAGCCGCCGTCTGCCCGTTCAGGGTGACCGTCATCGAGTTGATTTTCTGCGCCGAGACTGACGAGAAATCAGCGAGCGTTCTGGCAAGGTCGGTGACGTTAGACGTGCCGCCACCAGCGCTGGAGTCCAGCATTTTCAGCGACTCACTGACGGCACGGCTGGCATCGGCCATCACGTTGTCAACGCGCGCAATCCCGGCTTTATTATCACCGTACTGAACGCTCAGGCGCTGCTGCAGGTTGACGTTCGCCAGCGTGCTCTGAATCAGCGCGATCGCCGTGTTCTGTACGCCGCCGCTGGCAGTGTCCGTTTTGCCGGTGATCTCCTCGAACCGTGAGGCGGTGGAACTGTCCAGCGTCGTGACAACCTGATCGAGCTCGGTGATCGCAGCGGTGTTTTTCGCCACCTCCTTAGTAGCTGCATCAGCTGCATCAGTTGCCGCATCGGCTTTATCAGCCGCTGTTTTAGTGGCTGCAGTAAGCTGGTTAACCGCTGTGGCCCGCGCCTCCTCTTCGGTGGCCAGTGCCTGGCGCACTTCGGTAATGCCCGCCGCGTTAGCCTCAGTTTCCGCATCCAGCCGGGTGACTTCAGTAACCCGCGCCTCCGTTTCGGTGGCAATTACCTCCCGCAACTGCTCAAACTGAGCCGAGTTTTCACCCTGCTGAGCTGACTGCCTGAAAGTTACCTCGGCTATAGCGAGTGCATTCTGGATAACGCCCTCAGCGGTCTCCCGGTTTGCGCCAACGGCAGCCGCCAGCTGGTCGGCATTTTCGACTATTGAGGCAGCCATATCCGCAACGGTCTGGCTCGTCTCCACGGCATTCTCGATCAGGTCCTTGAAGAGTTCAGTCTCCGCAATCTGATCCATAATAGCGTCAGTGATATCGCTGAAATCATCGGTTGGTTTACCCGACGCTTCAACAAAATCAGACACACCAAAGGCATTGCGAGTGCGGACGTAGACATAGTAAGTGTGGTCAAACTTCAGTTGCTGGATGGTCCACTGATACCCCCGGCCCAGAAACTGCGTGCTGTTTTCGATATCGGCAGTGGGCGGTACCGGCGTTTCCCCGGCGTACCAGAACTCGAAGGAAGTATCCGTTGTTGCAGTAACCGACATAACCGGTACCAGCGTCGCCTGCAACGGTCCCGGGATCCACTGAACCGAATTAGGCGGCCGCGGTGCGCCGACAATCAGGCTGACCTGCGTCTCGGCCCCCTTCATCCCGTTCTCGTTGCGGCCACGCACACCCAGCGTATAGCTCCCGGCATTCAGGCCGTAAAAGTCATAGCGAAACTGGTCGGTTTCGTACTGCGCCACGACCGCGCCAGCATCGTTATAAACGCAGAGCTCAAACACCAGCTTTTTGGTGGTAGTGGCCGTTTCCCACGTGGCGGTAACCTGCACGGTCTCGCTGTTGGTATTCAGGATGCGCAGGTTTTCAATGTTCGGTACCCGGTACCCGTTCAGGGTGTCATTCGGGATATCAAACACTGCGCCATCGTCAACAATGGCCTGTTTGTTCGGGTCATGCTGGCCTGCAGTGATGCTGTAAACGGAGTTGTTCTCCGTCTCGGCGATGCTGAGAATGCGGAATAACCGGACCGATACCTCGCTGGTGGAGATCGCAAAAACGGTGCCGTCACGTACCCAGGCGGGCGCATTGCGCAGGGTGATATTGCGCCCGGCAACGCTGGCGATCTCATGCCTGCCCATTTTCCCGGTGCGATCCATAATCGACATGCTGTCGCCCGGCGATACCAGCTCAGAAACGTCAGCATCAACGGTGATCACTTTTCCTGAATGGGCCATGATGCGCCCCCCCAGGCGCGTCCCGGCATAGTTGTTGTCCATGATCTCTACAATATCGCCAGGTGTGAACCCAATGGCATCGCGCGCCATCTGGAATGTTAAGCGGCTGCTCTCCCGCTTTGCCGTTTCCAGCAGCCATTTCCCGGCGCGCCATGCCTGCCCGCGAGATGTACAGCCAAACGCCTCCAGCGTGGTCTCGTTATATATGCTCCGGGCGATCTCGTCATCGTCAGAAACGTACTCCTTCACCTGTTCCCAGCCGTTATCCGGATCAGTCCAGGAAACCACCACAGCATTGTATTTTTCGGCGCGCTTAACAGAGCTGCGGGTAAATTTGCCATCAACCACGTTAGCGTTTGTGATGGTGGCGATCGGATCCTGCGGCGTGTCCAGCATGACCGTCAGGCGCATGCCGTCCCACAGCGCAATGCCCCGGAACATGCCCGAAATTTTATCCAGCAGTTCGCGCGCGCTGATTTGTTCGGTTACATAGGCGTTAAGCATCAGGCGCGGTTCGAGCCCGCCGTAGCCGTCGTTTACCAGCTGGTCGCAATACTGCGACAGAACGTACAGCATGCCGTCATCAACATCGATATAACCGGCACGCCGGGCCAGGCCAAACCGCTCGTTTTTCACCAGCTCGCGAAAAAGCCAGGCGGGGTTATTGGTCCATGCCTTTTTGAAGCCGCCCAGCCACAGCCCGGAATAGGTGCGGGTTACCGGATCGTAATTATCCGGTACATCGACAATCAGTCCGCGCAGGTGATAGGTGCGGTTCGGCGTGTCGGTGTACTGGTCACGGTCGATTACGGCCCCGACCATAGCCGAGAAAGGGTACGACAGGTTGTCGTCAGTGATTTCGGTGTAGCTGTTCCAGATGGTGCCGTTCGCCAGCAGGTCGCTGACGCTGTCCGGGGTAATGCGGCGGACACGGATATCGAACGGTTTGATATCCGGGGCATCGATGGTGTGCGCCTCCAGGTATTCGCCGGAGATCTTGCCGGTGATATTCACCGTTTTCTGAATTTCCCACGCACCGCTAGCCGTGCGGGTTTCAATCACTAGGGTAACAGTGCTGTTTTGCTGATTGCCCTTGGTGTCCTGCTGCACCAGCCCGGTAACACCGATATTCAGGCGCACGCGGGTCACGTCTGAATCGCTGACGGTACGTACCAGCGGCGTATCAAAGGCTACATCCGCATTAACGATGGTTGATGCCTGGACTGCAGCGAAGCCATTAATCGGGCTCTGAAATTCTGAACCAGGCCGCCAGGCAACGCTGATGCCGGGAATGCTGATATTGCCGCGGGCGTCGGTAACCGACGTCTTGTTCAGCATAAAAGAGGACAGGTGCTCCTGATCCACCGGCCCGTAAATCGGCCCCTCGCCGATGAGATCCAGCACCTGGTAAAACTGTTTGGATTTGAGGTTATCGTCGAGGAGTTTTGGGGTTTTTGCTTTGCCGCCGCCAGAAGACATATGTTCACCTTAACTGATAGAAATATCCCAGTCCTGGTTATTCGACGTGTCGATGCCGAGGGATACCACGTTGGGAGCCACCACCATTTCACCCAGCAGAAGCGGGACCGGATGGCCCTGGCCGATACGGCTCTCGGTGCTGGTGAATGAGTTGTTGGTGATCGTGTTGTTTTCCGCTGCCTCGGCTGAGGTTTTGGTTTTCATGTTGCGGGACATGTACAGCGAGTAAGCAACCGAGGCGACCGACATCGTGATGGCCACGATGGCAACAATGGTGCCGGTTTCCAGCCCTGCTCCCTCCACAACCGGCACAAACGTTATGGTTGCTCCGCTGTCCAGCTGGCGGTCCATGTGTAAGCGCGCGTTATCATCGTCCAGCTCATCACCATCAACGCGGATCTGCACAGGCGACGCCAGAAAGGCTTTCTTGAAGGCGCGATCCTGCGCCAGCAGAAGGCGCAGGCCCTGCGCAGGCGTATCAACAACTAATTCGATTTCGCTGAAATATCGGCGTAAATGCCCGATAAATTTAAATCGGAGCATCGTTCGTGCCTCCAGATAGAATGGGTTTGCCTCATAAAGGCCAGGCGGTAATCCTCGCGCCTGCTGAGATGCCCAGCGCAGTCATGATGAAGCACCCTGCCGCCTTCAAGCAGGATCATCGCGTGGCAGGGGTCAGCGCCCGGGAACGGCTGGCGAATAATCACATCGCCGGGCTGTGCATCGCTGGCAGGAACCGGGTGAAAGCCATTGGCTGCCATATTTTTGATGTAGAGATTTTCACCACGCAGCCACCAGCCATCTGTCCGCTCAAAGTCCGGCAGATCCACACCAGCCAGGTGATAGGCGTCGCGAAAAAGCGTGTAGCAGTCTGTGACGCCATGCTGAAACCGGCGGCCAAGCAGATGGGGTACCGGGCGGAACTTACGCAGCGCGCCGTTGCACGCCAGCCACCAGGGCAGACCTGTTACAACCTGCGCCCGGCGGTCAGCGCCGGACAGCACCGGGGAGTCCATCGGGTGTGAGTGAAATATGGCGGTCACCTCGCCCTCTTTCTCCGCCGCCAGCCAGTCGTCATCGCTGATCCGGAAATGGCTATCCGGGCAGGGATGAATATTGCGACAGGGGAAAAGCCGGGTGTCATTGATGATCAGGCCGCACACCTCATCCTGCGACGAGGCCGCATAATTGAGTAACTCCTGCATCAGGACACCTTCTGGGAGCCGGGGAAGCTGCTGATTGGCATCGGCTCGGGACGCGGGTAACGAAAGCGGCAGCCGGATCGGCGGTGTGAGCATTTATCTTTTGCCGGGTCGGTGGTAGGGTTATCACGTTCATCTGCCACCGGCGGGCCGTCATAGTTACACCCGGTGCCGCGATACTGCCACTGGCACACGTCGGCCAGAATGGTGCGCGCCGGGATGATAGCGTTATCGCAGTCCACAGGCGTCGCCAGCTCATACGTCACCTGCTCGAACGTCTCTTCGGTCATCCCCTCCACGACATAGCGAGAGACCGCCTCCATTGTCGGGTTTGCGTCCGGGTTGCCGTTCGGGAAGTTCACCGCATCCAGGTATTTAACCGGCACCTGCCGGCGGGTGACCACCACACCGTAGAGATCATTAAAATCGTGGTTAATGCCGTAAATCAGCCCGGAGATATTCGCGACCGCCATTATGGGCCGGGCGTAGGTGCCCTCGTTTTTAAACTCAAAGCCCTCCACGGCGATCGGGTATGCCGGGTAAGCGAGGCCGCGCCAGATGACATCACCGAAATAACCGTTCGTGCCGGAATGAAAGCGGAGAACGTCGCCACCGAATGGCTGCAGGTCAACCTCAAAGAGATCGATAAACGCGCCGACTCCTGCATCAACGCTGTCGATAATTAGCTCTGGTGGAATGTCGCGCACGAAAATCTCCCATAAAAAAAGCCACCCGGAGGTGGCTTAACGTGGTACCTGTTCAAATGTGGCCGTCAGTTCGTAAAGCGGCCCGGTCTTAACCATACCCCAGGAGCGACAGACAAACAGCGCCTGCACCCCCGTATCGGATGGCGTCCAGTAGAATGACTCGGCCGCCATACGCGCCCGGAGGAAGGCTTCTGCCTCCTTTGCTGCATTAGCCCTGCACGGGCCGCTTACGCCCCGGAAAACCAGGCTATATTTCGCCATCAGCGGGTTAATGCCCTTAACCTGTCGCTGCTCGTACCCATCGCCCAGCTTAACGACGGCTACGTTCGGTGTGCGATCAACGCTGTAGCTCCGCTGCGGCGTCCATGTGAATGTTTGTGCCATTAGCGTTTTGTCCTCGGCTGAATCATGCCGCCGGGGCGGCTGCTCTGGTCTCTGATCTGGCTGAGGCTGACCTGCTTCATCATCTGCCCCATCTTCGCCATTGTTGCGTCATCAATACCGCCGGTAGTATTAATTTCGAAAGTGATATGCTGCACCACTCCACCGCCATTACCACCAGCCTTATCGGCCGGTATAACCTTCCCTGACTGGTTAGGAATGAACATCTGCTGACCGCCAGCCGTCTGGAATATTTCAGACTGACCGTTTTCATTGATCCGGTACGCATTACCAGCAGAGACGTTGCCTCCGTAGCGACGCGCACCTGCTACCGCCATGCCTTTAGCAGCCAACAGCGATCCCGCGTATGCTGTCTGTCCTACTGCGTTAGCACTTCCCATTGTTGCTATAGAGGCACTGATTGCCGCCGGAGCCCAGGCGGCAGCGGCGGCAGTTGCCTGGGCCATAGTTGAAGCCAGAGATGCAGCTGCGGCTGCCTGGCCCATCAACTGACTTTTAACCCATTCCATCCCCATCTGTACAAGACTACTGACAACACCGTTCAGGATGGTGGTACCAATGTTGGCGAAGGCTTCCTGAAGGCTTTGCGTCCCGCTAAGCAGGCCGGTTATGGCGCTACTCGCACCGCTCTGGAGGCCATCAAGGGAAGATGCCAGCAGCTCATTAGCCTGACTCTGGTTGCGGAAGATCTCCCACTGCGCTGCAATACGCTGCTGCTCATATTCCGTATCTGCAGCATTCTTTAGCTCAACAGCCTGCTGGTGCGCCAGCACTCCCTGCTGCTCAAACTGCTGAATAAGCGCCAGCTGCTGTGCGTGTTGATTGGCAAGCTGCTGGACGGGGTCAACCTCCCCGGCAGCTGACTGCTGCGGTGTTACTGCCTGTCCAGCCCGGATTTTTGCAAGGTTCACTTGGTGTTGTTGCTCTAGACGCTCTGCGGTCCGGTTATATTGTTCCTGCCCCATTGTTTTTGCGTTAAAAGCTGTCTTTAGGTCTGTAACATCCTGTGCATAAGAAGCATTTTCCCGAGACTCTGGTAGCAGCTTTCCGGCCGCTGCCTGCGCCTTCAGAGCATTCGCTGTGTCCCATTTTTTTGCAGCGTATTGACCAGCAAGCTTTATCTGTTCTTCCGACGCGGCCTTACCAAGCGACTGCTGCGCATTAAGGATTGCCTGCTCCCTGCTTAAATTTGCTGTAGAGTCCGCTGCTAACTCTGACTCTTGTTTCAAGCTCGCAAGCTTTTGTGAAATAGCCTCCTGCTGTGAAGCTAACTTTTTCGCTGCGGAGGTAGCTTCTTCAGTTGCCTGCTTAGAATTTCTCTGCGCCTGCTGAGCATCAAACTCAGCACCAGCACGCTCTCTGGCCGTACGCACATAGCTTTCAGTGTCATCTGGTGTAGAGCCATTTTTCTCAGCAAGACTCCTAATATCTTGCTCTGCTTTCAATTGCGCTCTTTTTCGATCATTAAGTTCGCTCTGGAGAGATATCTGCTCCTGCTGCTTATCGAGGTATTGCTGGATATCTTCAGGGCGATCTACCTTCAGGCTTGTTGAGTTGAATTTCTCCTTTGCGTTTGAGGCAAAGTTAATCATCTGCCCAAGACGCCCCATCATCCCTGCCGCTACACCAGCTTCATCGCCATCCCTGCGTAGCAGATCAATACCCTGTCGCATCGTTCCGTTAAGTGTCGCACGACCTATATTGATGGCGCTTTGAGTCTGGCTATAGCGCCGCTGGGCTTGCTCCAGGTTAAAAGTGGCAATTGCTAAACGATCTTGCGCGCCGCCAAGCGCATCTGCAGCCTGCCTTCCTCGAGTCGTCCCGGTACCGTACTTTTCGATTTCGCGTTGTTGGAACTGTACTGATGCTGTGGCCTTATCAAATTCTTTTCTGGCATCAGCAACGGAATCGCTCAGCTCGGGCAGGTTTTCACTGAGCTTGCCAATTGTGGCTGCGAGTTCTGCGTTAGACATTGCCTGGAATTTAGCGCCAAGCTCATTCACGCTATCAGCCAGTTTATTCGCCTCGTCTTTTGCCTCTTTTGCTCGTTGAGCAAAGTAAATAATTGCGCTTGCAGCCAACATGGCCAAGCCAGCAGGGCCGCCAATCAACCCCAGTGCCCTGGCTCCAAGCGTTCTTATTGTTATGGCTGCGCGATCTGCGGCCGCGGTTGCTGCTGTTTGAGCCGTTGTGTTTGCTGCCAGCGCTCGGTTGTAATTATCCGTGGCCGTTGCTGCCTCTATCCGCGCAGCAGAAAGCCTTACTTCTGCTGCAGCTAGGCTTGTGCTATTAGCTGCAGCGGCTTTCATCATCTGGGCTAATCTGACCTCATCGAGAGCTCTGTCTTTTGCTACTGTGGCAGCTCGAAGATCGGAAGTGGCTTTAAGAGCTGCTGCTTGTGCAGCCTGGTTTTCCGCAACAGCTTGCTCTCTACTCGCCAAGGCTGCTTTTATTTTGGCAGTGGTAGCCATTGTCAAAGCGCCAACGTAGCGGCTCCCCATTAAAGCAGCTACAGCAGTAAGCACGGCGCTAAGACCGCCAATGTTGTCGCTCATGGCAATAATGGCAGTATTGAATATCGCTACTGTGGTTTTAACTGAGGAGCTCTCACCAAAGAACTTTGTAATGTTATTGCCTGCAACCTGCATTGCCTGGCTAATCGTCGTAGTGGTTTTGGCAAACTCCAACCCTATAGATGCCCCTTGGGATAAAAGCCCGTTAACAACAACATCAGTAGTGAGTTTTCCCTCAGCGGCCAGCTGACGCATCTGACCGATCGTGACCCCCATGGAGTCAGCAAGAGCTATTATCAGGCGATTACCGTTTTCATTCACAGAGTTGAACTCTTCACCACGTAAAGCACCAGAGGCCAGCCCTTGTGATAACTGAATGATGGCATTCTCCGCTTCCTCTGCCGAAGCACCGGAAACTACAAAACCTTGGTTGATAATCGTTGTGAGTTTTACAAGGTCCTCTGCGCTGGTGCCGTACTGGCGGGTTGCTCTCTCCAGTCTGGCATAGAGAGACGCGGTAGCCTCTAGGCTGGAACGCGTTTGCTGAGTGATGTTGAATACCCGCTCTGTAACGTCCACCAACTCTTCATTTGGACGCAGTGCGTTTGCTAATTTGTTGTTCAGTTCGGTCCATGCATCGGCATATTGCGATACTTGGTTAACAGAAAGGATCGCCATTACAGCCGCGGCAATTTTACTCAATTCGCCTAGAGAAGAAGAAAGTGATTGTGCCGCATCATCAGCTGCACCAAATCCATCTTCCATGTTGTCGGTAGCCTTGGTAACGTCCTTATCAGCGGTCAGTAACTGGGCTGTGTCAGCTTTAATAATGTATTCGATAGTTCCAAGGTTTTCTGACATCTTTTTTCTCCAGGCAATAAAAAACCCCGCCGTAGCGGGGTTCAATCTTTTATACGTCAGCTAAATGAGGCCAGCTTTTTTTCGTGCCTCTTCCAGATACTCTTCATCTGTTTTTTCGGGGCCCGCTGGCTGAGGGTTCATTCTTGCCCACTCTTTTAGCTTATCGCTTAGCGCATATATAATTTTGTCAAAGTTCTTTTGATGTCTGTGAGCACCTGTAACATTCGCACCAAGTTTTAAAGCAGAGTCAATCCCAACAATGCAAGCTTCGGCTCCATCTGCATTCACAACGATTGAAACGTTTTCCCCCCAAGAAAAAAGAGACATCCCCGCGCTTACGGAAACACGTTTAAGTGCGTCATCTTTTTGCTTAATAGTCATGCCTACTGCCGGTATTGCTTCCAGCAATTGTTCATAAACAACGGCATCTGAATAATGGAACCTTTGTTGGGTTGATTGGCTCGCAAAACTCATTTCAATATATCCCCACTAGTAAAAGATCAGGTTTACCCTAACAGGCACAGCGATAAACGAAAGCTAATTTTAAAATTTCAGCAGCCAATGGTTTCACCAGCGGCAGTAACCGTGCACATATTACCGTCACTGTCAGAGGTGTGGCAGCCTGAATTATCGCACCAACTTTTGACTGAGTACTCGTTGCCCTCACTGTCGCTGGAAAAAGACTCACTCACTCCGTCAGCATGCTCTCTCGTTCCGGATGTAACTGAGTAGTTGTTACCCTCAGTATCGTATGATGAGACGGTAGTGTCGCCGTTTGAGTCAACGTCTGTGCTGGTACAAACCTGATAGCCACTATCACCAGTGCATTCATCAGCACTGGCTGAAGTTACAAAAAAGAAGATAAGCAGAAGGGATAACAAGATTTTCATGCTATTTGCCTTAACGAACGTGGATGAGGCTAATCCTATCAGGTGAGCACAACAGCGCAACGTGATGCCTGATTTTTGATTTCAGATGAGGGATACAAAAAAGCCACCCTGAGGTGGCTTAATTATCAGTTAGCGTTTTCGCAACCCGGCTGGCTACGGTCAATTACCGAGGTGCCTTCGATACGGTAGCCAATCTGGCCAACAATAAACGCGTGATTTAGCTGCGTGACAACAACGTCAGACAAAGCTACTGCGCAGCGGTTTTTTTCGATTGCGCGATCCATTGCAGTCTTAACGTTTGGAATGCCCAGCGGGAAGATAAATACTGGTGCTGTATCTTCACCAGTGACCCGCGCGCCTTTCACAAATTTAGCAGAGTTCAGGTTATAGTTTTTGGTGCTACCAACAGTCATGTCAGCAACGCGGATTGTACAGCCAGATAATAAAAGCGCTCCAAGCGCAACAGCAACTACCTTTTTCATTAGATGTTTCCATTGATTGCAATCAGAAACATCTTAACATCACTTCCATGCCATTGGTGGCCTACCAAAGTTGGTGGAAATTTTCAGGTAAGTTTGAATTTTAAACGGACGTGAACTACATGCGATTCCTTTGCGTGTCGATTTCAACCATCTTGTCAGCCCAGTCCATGACCTCATCATAGGCCTCTTCCGTCGGGATCTTGTCCTTTTCTTGCGCTGGAAACTTGGCGTTCATTGCGGCGCGGAAACTGGTCATTGTCATGTTCCAGGCGTCCGCCTCGCTCATGCCAAGGTGAGCAACAGCAGTGTAGACGAATGACCGGGCATCAAATTTATTAGAGTATTCATTATTCCGGCCCTTTAGTTGCTCCGGCGGCTGGTCGCCCATGACGCCGTGGCGGATCAGATGCCTCGCCAACTCTATCACGTCGTGAACTGCCAGCCGGCCGGGTCGATAGGACAGCTTGCCTTTTGCGGTAATGATGTACACACCTATTAGCTGGCTGATGTTCTCTGTACAGCAGGCGGTAACCACCCGGGCCGCCGCCGCCGCCATCTCAGCAAAGCAGCGGGCCAGCACGTCACGCATGATGCTCGGCTCGCTAATACGGTGCGTCGGGTAGTGCCCGGCATGCACGGTGACGAACAGCCTGACGATATCTTCCGGCGCGCCGATCCGCGACATCGCCAGAAAAGAGGGGTTGAGGAATATTTCGCGGCCACCAGCGCGGATCACCGCCTGGCCGATATCAGTGATGACCTGCATAAAACCTCAAAGGGGCCGAAGCCCCGTAATTATGCTGTGACTACGACGTTCGCAAAACCAGACGATACGCTGCTGGCCGATGGGGATGAGACGACGCAGGCGTAAGTGCCATCGTCTGCCGCCGTCACACTGGCTTTGGTGTACGTTGACGCCGTCGCCCCGCCGATATCCTGACCGTCCCGCTGCCACTGATAGCTCAAAGGAGAGCTGCCGCTGGTGGTGGCCGCTACGTTCAGCGTCAGCGTGTCGCCCTCCTCCAGCGTCAGGCTCTGCGGCTGGGTCGTGATAGTGATGGTATCACCCACGTCGCGCACATCGACCAGGCCCGCGCTGGAGGCTTCCAGCGACCAGGTTGCGACATCATCGTGAGGCGCTTCATCCTGCCAGCTCGTGACAAGGAAGGGCCCCTCGGTAATATCCAGCGGGGAGATGATCTTCAGCCAGACATAGGGCTGGTTGCTGGTTTCCGCTGACGGGTTGTAGACATGGCGTTTCATGGCCCGCTGGCCATAGATAGCCTCCTTACGGCTTACACCGTCACCGGAGAAAGACACGTTTTTATAGGTGGTGACGTTCTCCTGGGTAAACGCCGCGCTCTGGTCACCCGTTGCGTCGGCAGTCTCCCACTCCACGCCCGTGGTTTTGCCGCGCATCATACCGAGGCGCTTGTACTGGTTCGCTGCTGGCTGAACATCAGGGCAGCCGATCGCGTAATAAACGGCGACAGCAAGCCCTGTAAAAGCACCTGATTCACATCCGGCCATAAGTTTTTACTCCGTTACTGAGAAATGATGGTTCTGAAGTTGATTTCAAAGGCCACACGGCCCTCTTCGGTTCTGAAGGCGGGAATGCCGCCGACTGGCTGCATCAGGATGATGCATTCGGTCTGATGCTCCAGGCTCATGGCCCGGCGGATGGCATCAGCATTATTTTCCACGGCATCGACACCGGGATCGTTCTGGCCGGCCAGCAGGATGATGCGGAAATAGTCGCGGGAGACCGCCTCCTCGTCACTTCCTCCGCCGTTCTGCTGAATGATGAGGTAGCGCTCGTTCTGTGAATCCGGCCGTTCAGAAAAAAAGCGCTTCTGCACGCGATAGCCCGTATCGAAACCATGCTGCCGGAGCCAGGCGCGCAGCGCGTCATACACCTCGTTGCGGGTCATAGCTTGTACCCTCGCCGTATAGTGGCCCGGATATCGTTTATTCCGTCACGCTCGAAGCCTTTACGCAGGAAGTCGGGCTCGCCGTTCGGATCCCAGTAGTTGCCGTTGCCGTTCGCGCGTGGCTGCCCTTTAAGCGTGCCTGGTGCTGCGTTGACCAGGGCGGCATAGCTTGCAGTAAAGCCGACACGCCCGGTCATGCCGCCGGGGATGGGGCGCAACTCACGAAACTGGCTGTTCACCAGCGTGGAGGTATCCATCGGCGTTATCTGTGCTGAATAACCCATCCCGACTATCATCACCTCGGTGATCACCCGCTCTGTCACCGGCCCGGCAACCTGACCAAGCAGTTTCTTGGCATTCATTTGTACGCGCTTAATGCCTTTTACGGGCATAGTCACCTCATGTCATGATTTGGTAGTCAGGGTCTTCGCCGAAAAAGCTCATATCATCGCTGCGCACGGCAACAATTTTGTCAGCAAATGCCTTAAGCGGATCTGGCTGACTCCTGGTATCACCATGCGCGATATAATCATCGCGCTGCGGCAGGCGCATCAGCACACCGTTCAGCTTCGACTCGGTATAGATAGTCTGCTGACAGACGAACTCTTTCCCGCTGTCGTCCGTCACGGTTTTAGCCTCGGATTCCCATGTGCTCGCTATAAGGTAGGGCTCACCATACTGATAGCTGTTGCTCCAGTCGTCATAACCGTTAAGTGGATAAACAGTGCAGAGGTTGGTGTAGACCCATTCTGATGTGGCGCTCAAGGCTCCTCCCAGCGGATGACTTCCGGCTTTGTGGCGGCGACCTCGCGACAGAAGATGAACCACTCGCCGTTGCTTTTGACGTAGCCGGTCACCCTCCTGCCGCTGTCGGTCAGCACCCAGACTTTCGTAAACGGCTCCGGCAGACGCTGCTTAACGGATATCAGGGCCATCAGCGGCCCCCGTTGCTCATGCAGCCACCTTTGCCGATCCAGATACCGCCGAACGCAGGTGTGGCAGTCGGGTCGGGCGGGATAAGCGCAGTCGCGCAGCCGTGTTTATCCAGCCCGCGCAGCAGATTTAGCGCGCCTTTCCAGCGATCTGAAAAAGACTGGTAACGGAACGATCGGGAAGCGCCGTTTGGCGCGGTCTGGCTGGACAGATATTTATCACCCTGCCCCAGCCCCATCAGCGCCAGCAGGTAAAGCTGGATAAGCATCGCTGTGGCGGCCGGATAATGCAGACTCAGGCACGTTTCGATGCCGTTTACCTGCTCCACCAGCGCCGCCAGCACGAAATCAGGCAGGGTAATCCCCTGACCGCTTAAGTACTGCTGCGCCTGTTCGGGATTTACCATGGCTGACTCCTGAAATAAGAAGCCCCGCCGGAACGGGGCATAAAAAAACCGCCTGAGCGGCGGCTGTTATTCAGCGGGGAAGAGTTTTTCGAGCTCGCCTTCCGGCAGGAGGCTGGCCAGCTCGTCCGCACCCTTGCGTCCGTCGAACTCAATACCCAGCTCTTTAAGCCGTTTGGCAATAACCCCCTTGCGGTCACCGGGATTGCTGGTGGCCGCAGGCGTTGCCGGGGTAAGAGCGACACCGGCCTCACCACGCATCAGGCGGACGTTGGATTTAAAAGCCGGGTTAAGACTCTCAAACTCAACGATATCCCCGACCACAACGCCGAACCACGGGCGGATCACTTCGTACTTAGCCATTGCGTATCCTTAGGCAGCTGCACCGTAGACAACACCGGACAGGCCTTCTGCGTCTGCGGTGATCTGCAGACCTTCAGCAGACATGATCTGGAAGTTGTAGTTAACGTTCGGCAGCGGGCGCGGCAGCGGCACAATGCCCTGAGCCATGCCCACCAGTGGAGAGATCACTTCTTTGCGGCGCTGGTACGCCAGGAACTCGTTATCTTTGAACGCAAAGGTCGGGCGGATCTCTTTGACAGGTGCGAACGGCATCACAGCATTCAGGACGTTGCCGCTGACCACACCATTCACCACATACGGCTGCATGAGGTTTGCCCAGATCTCCGGGCTCACCCACATGATATCGTACTGTGCGACGCGGTTAGCACGTGCTGTTGAGCCGAAGGCCCCCTTACCGAAGAACGCAATCAATTGAGTTTGATTAGCGCTGGTCAGGTCGATATTCGCGCCGCCAGCACCGGAACCAAGATTAATACGTTTGGTGTTACGGTGATTACGCATACCCTGGGCTTTATAACCCTGCACCTGAATATTGCGGTCGCCGTCCAGATAGTACGAAACGCGGCGTTTATTGACCTGTTTCAGCTTCGCAGACTGCGAGTCCAGCACCAGATCGATACCAACAGAGCTCATGCCTACAACGTTACGCCAGTTCACACCGTAACCGGCAGTGAACACCGGGATCGGATCGCCGTCGTTGTCGTAATCAGTCTGGTCGAACGAGAACGGGGCCTGACCGTCAATCGTTACTTTCACATCATCAGCAATATCGCCAACGACGTTATAGAGCTTGACGGTCTTACCGACCGACAGCACGGTTTGCACGCCCAGCAGATCGTTGACAATCTCGATGCCGACCTCCTGATCGCGCAGCTGGATGACCTGGCGATCAATCTCAGCCCAGAACTCGCGGGCGAAGCCACCCACAGCGTTACACGCCAGCATGTCCGGCGTCATGTGAGCGCGGTTAGTGGCGATCATCGTGTTGTGCTGGGCGTTCCACATGTTGCGGTTAGCCCACAGCTCATTCCAGTGGCCAACAAGGCGGCTGTTAGCCGCCAGGGTTTCTCGTGAAAAATACATGTGCTTTTATCCTTGAATTACGCGCCAGCGGCTGCGGCGGCAGTGCCGACACGCATACGAACGCGGATGAAATCGGTAGTGCCTGCCGCAATGGTGGCTTCGTCCTGGCTGTAGCCGATCACCGCGTCGGTGTCGTCGGTAGCCAATGTAAACTGACCAGCAGCACCAAGCTTGATCGGGCTGTCTTTTTTGTACGCGCCAGGCACGCACAGCAGCGCCAGTTCGCGCCCCTCTTCCACATAGTTCCCCACAGCGGAATCACCTTCGGGGACGGCGTCACGAATGCCCAGGCCCTGATGGTAGGCGCAGTCGATAATGTAGAGGCGTCCCGTCAGCGCTGTTGCCTGCGCAAACACGTCTTCGCCATTGATGATCGCCGCAGTGCCCGGCAGCAGGGCAGCGGCAGTGGTACGGGTTTCAGTCTTGTAGAGCGACTGCCCGTCGATATTTACGCGACGATAGCGGGATGCCATGCGCGGTCTCCTTTAAGGTTGGTTACGGGCCGGTTAAGCCTGGAAATGAGCGGACGGATCAGGAGCGCCGGTTTCGCCAGGCGTCTGCGCGGAATTACCACCCAGCGGTGCGGCAGTACCCAGCTTGCTGTACATCTCTTTCAGTGCCGGGCCTGACAGGGCATTAGCCACGAGCTCGCCGTGTACCGCCTGCACAGCGTCACGCATCGTCTTTTCTTCAGCGCGGGAATTAGCAGTAAGGGTTTCGGCAAGCTGCTGGTGGTTTGTCTGAAGGGCTGTGATTTGCAACTCAAGAGGCTCAATCGCCTTTTTAGTATTGGTAGCTACAGCCTCACCGATCATGGTGCCGATTTGTTCCATTTCTTCTTTGGTTAAAGGCATGTCGCCCTCCGTTTGGTTGGTTGCAGGCTGATCCTGCGGAGTGAAAAAAGATTTGAATTTGTTGGTTACGACAGCTACCCAGGACTCCTGACGGGCTACCGGCGTTCCGGTGTCGTCGAAGGTGATTTTCCCGCCCTCTGACGTATAGCCGAACACATGGGCGTTGCCCCCGTTACGGATGATGACCACCTGGCTGTCGGTGAAGTCGGCCACCCAGGCGTATTCATTCTCGCCAGGGGCGAACCGGGCCTTAGCCGCACGATCAAGACGCTGCTCGCGCTCCCGGTAGGATTCGCCCACCAGCGCGCCGGAGTTAGCCTTCAGTGGAGTAGCATTGTCGGCGTTGACCATCAGGCCGACGCCCTGCTCTGGCGTAGCCGCGCCGACTTCATTCAGCAGGATGGCGTCATGATCCATGCCGTGAATCTTTGCCACCCACTCTGCGCCCAGCGCCTTCTGCTCTTCGTTGGCCTCAAGCTGGTCGAGGAATACAGCGACGCTGGTGTGAATGGGCGGCACATCTTCGCCACGCTCAATGGCAGCCACTCGCTCGAGCAATTCACGCCCTCCTTCTGACTCGCTGGCTTTATTCACATCAACCCATTTTTCCAGGTAGATGCGGTTTCCGGACTTTTTGACGTTGCGATTCCACGCACCGACAAAACCAACGTTTAACCCTTCTGGTGAGAAGGCCGAAACGAACTGACCGTTAACCTGCGGATGGCCCAGCGGGGCCAGCGTGCCTTCCAGACCGGCGTAGTGCGCGTCAATTTCGCTGGCTGAGTACAGACCGCCGTTCATAACGACATTGGCCGGGAGCGTGTAGCTGGGCAGGACAAGATGATTACGCCCGTTGTGCACCTCCCGGCGAATAGTCTGGCTGTTCACCCGCGTAGTGACGTTGATTTGCATTGTCATAGTAGTTTCTCGTTTAAGCTGCCCGGTGGTGGCTGCAGCCGCAATGTAGATGGTTGGCAACAAGTCCGGCCTTCTGCGCCTTCTCCAGCCGCTTCTTCGCCATGTCGATGACGTTCGGGTTAAGCGGTTTGCCGTCGGCATCCACCAGTACCGCTACCTGCGTGCATTTGCAGTTGATGGCGTTACCGTCAACGCTGTACCAGTCCCGAACCTCTTCGGTGGTATAGAGCTGGGCGTGACGTAGCGCGTGCTTGCGGCGTGTCGTCGGGCTGAGTGCGGAGAGGTGCATCTGCCGCGTCATGATGCCGTACTGGACCTCGGCCTCGTCCGACTCATCCCAGCGGGCACGACGCAGCGCCGTGGTTATTTCGGTCCGGGCGATACGCTTTGCGCGGCCAATCTCCATCCCGGTCTGCTCAGTCAGCCGTTTGGCAATATCACGGGGGTTTTGCCCTCGGCCAATGCCGTCGGTAAGGATCCGCGCCATATCCGATTTCGTCCGCGCGCTGAGGTTTTTCATCTCCTCAAATACACGGGTGCACACCAGCAGCAGGCGACGCTGATAGGGTTCGCTCAGCAGTAGCTGCTGGAGGTTTTCCCGCCCGGCGGCGTACACCGCTGACTGCTGCGACAGACTGGCGTACTCCTGCGCCGTGCCGCTCTGGTACGCCTGGTTAACATAATCACGCCAGAACCAGAAATTCGTCTCGTTACCGCCGTAGAGGATCTCATCCACCAGCGCGGAGGCGTTCTCCAGCAGCATGGACAGAAGCGAGGTATCAAGGTCGAAGGTGTAGCGGAGGTTTACAGCTGGTGATGCGGGTATGCGGTCGAGGATGCTCTGGTAGGCCTTTGCGATACGCTTGATCCGCCTTGAGAACTCATTCATCGCGCCGCGTTCGAGCCGGTCAGCGCCCGTCGGGTCGCTAAGATTTCCGGGCAGAATCGGAGGTTTGGTTATCCTCTTCGTCTTTTTCTTCATCGTCATCCTCTCCCAGCGGTTCAGGCGATCCCTCATACCCGGCGGCCACACGGATTTCCTCGCCCGTGAACGGCTGCTCGGCAGTGCCTGCTGACGCGCTATTGATCTCGGCCATCAGTTTGGCTGATGCCAGCTTCTCAGCGCCGGAGCTGGCGTTCAGGTCGTCCCAGATAACCGTCTTTTGTGGTACCGCGTCGAGAATGCCCAGCAGCACCAGCTTGTCGCACAGGTCTTCAATATCAAACGACAGATCGCCGCGCCGGGACTGGCAGCGCCCGTTAAAATAGCGCTGGTCCTCAGTGCTGGCCCGTTCGCCCGTCTGCATGCCCACAAGGATTTTTGTCGGGATATCCAGCGCAGCGCCAGCCGTCTGGAGGTTGACGTTGTAGGTGGGCCCAGGGTCGGCGACAGAGGTCACCAGTGGCGTCACCGTAGCACCCTGGGTGGTCAGCAGCGCATCGTTGCCCCGATTAACCTCCACAGCGGCTTCGTTGAACTTCTCCTGCAGCTCATTGACATCGACGTTGTACATCGAAGCCAGGTTGCTGAAGTCGATCTCTTTATCGAAGTTGATATTCAGCTGGCGCGCGGCGTTCTTCAGGAAGGATTCACCGCTGCCGCCCTCCACTTTCTCAAGGCTGACGAAAGCGTTATAGGCAGGCTCCAGAAAGCCAATGGCGTCAGCTGAATAGTCGCCGAGAATAAACACGCGATCCGGGTGAACACGCACGCGTCGGGTGCCGCCGTTCGGCAGGCGTTCAACGTACTGCCACATTTTCGGCTGTCCGTAAGTACGGGAATTCAGACCGGTATCCCATTCAGAAGGCACCAGCGCCCCCGCCCAGGCGACGGTGATCTTTTCCAGCCCGCGGCCTTTCGTTGCGGGAAGATACCATTCCTTATCATCCCGAATGTGCAGCAGGATACCGGAATAGCGGCCCACCAGCCGCCTTAAATCAGCTTCGGCAAAGGCACGCCAGAAGCGATGGGTAAACTCGGCTTTCGCCTTGCTCTCCCATGCAGTTACCTTGCGGGTTTCGTCAGCCTTCTCCCCCTCGATGATCTCCGGGTTGCTGAGCCAGCAGGTGCTGATAATTTTACGCACCGCGCCGTGGGCGATGCCGCCGCGCCGGTACAGGCTGTAGAGGTCGTCAAAGGTCAGATCCTCTTTGAAGCCGTACTCGCACCACGCTGTGCTGCGCTTGGCATCCAGCCCCATTGTCGGGTTAGCCGCCAGCATACGGGCGCGCGCAAGGCTGGCATCGGCCAACGCATGGTTGACGGCCAGTTGAAGATTATTATTCATGCTGGGGTCCGTTTGGTGGGGTTAAGGCAATAAAAAACCCGGCGATGCCGGGTAGATTATGAATTCTTTATGATTATTTAATTTTTAGAATCTTCTATTAATGTTGACGTCAAATCTAATGCAACATTGAAAGCGGTATTTTCAGCTTTTTTAAGCGCTTCTTTAATCACCTTCTCTGATGAGCCAAGTGGTACCTGGAAATTTGAAGTGCCATCAATTTCCATACCGTCAACATAGGCTATGGAGGCTGTAACCTGAAAGTTTGTTACCTCATGTGATGAAAATAAATGCTGAGTTTGGAATTTTACTTTAGTTATGCTCATGGGATTTCCTGCTCAATGGAAGAGTGTTTACTTTATCTGCTTTGCAAACGTTTTGGAATCATCATGCCCATCGGCTGTGCTCCGCCGAGTTCGGTGAGTGCATATACCGCCGCGTCGAGACGGTCAGGCGATTTTTTGGCTGTGGCTGGCACATACTCCATTAGCTGATTCTCCAGCACGTAAAGATTACCGTTGTGCGCAACGCGGCCCTGCTCGTAGAGCGCAGATATTGGTTCGGCGCGGGCATATTTCCCCTTGCTGGCATGGACACGGATGATGCGACCCTTGTAACCGGCGTTACGCAGCGTTTCCTCGGCCATATCGCCGCCCTGGTTCGTTTCGATAACGATCGCATCGGCTTCGTGTTCCTCATAAGCCCACATGGCCTTTTTGGCCCAGCCAGCCGGTGAATACTTGCCACTGTAGTCCCCATCGACTGAGAACTGCTTTTTATCACCAGAACCATAAGCACTGGCCGCCACAATGCCGGATTCGTCGCTTTCATCGCTGTTCGTTGCCTGTGGGTCGATGGCTACTACCGAGCGAACCTTGTCGAAACGGATCTGCAGGTCGCGGGAGGCGCTTATCATCGCCTCATTCCACAGCGCACCCTCTGCATTGAAACGCCGCGGCTTCTGCATGTACTGCGCCTCGGCAGTGCGCCGGTGCGAAAACAGGGAAACGCGGTGTGTCTCGTTGTGCTTGAATGGCCAGAGCCAGCCATCAGGCAGCCCGTGGTCAATCGGGATGGCGTGGGAGTTCTCCGGGTACTGCGCCAGGTAGGCCTGGCTGTTGTCGATGAGCACCGGAAGATTGAGGTGATGCCACTTTTCGCCGGAACCGCCGCGCAGCAGGTAACCACTCAAATCGTGATAGTGGATGCGCTGCATGATGACAATCATCGGCGTCGTCTCGATCGCCAGTCGTGACTTGATGGTTTCGTTAAACCGGTTATTAACGCCGTCACGTACTATCTCGCTATAGGCGTCATCGGGTTTAACCGGGTCATCGATAATCAGCGCGCCCTGCCAGCCTGGCTCCATGTGCCCGGCGCGGAAGCCGGTGACCTGCCCGGCTGCCGAACTGGCGTACACACCGCCGCCAAATTCATTCCACCACATCGCCTTGCTGTCAGCATCATCGCGCAGCGACATAGGCCACATGGCCTGATAGGCCTGCGATTTGATCATGCCGCGTGCGGTTGACGAGTTAAGCAGCGCCAGTTGGTGGGAATAAGACAGGTGCATGAACCGGGCGCGCTGGTTGAGCGCCAGACCACGCCCCATCATGTTGATGGTTGCCAGCTCGGTTTTTGTGTACCCAGGCGGGACGTTGATAATCAGGCGCTGAATTTCACCATCTATCACCCTGTCTAGCGTCTGCTGGATCACCCGGTGATGCGGCGCGACAATCATCTTGCCGCCGGTGCGCTGCTTGAAGAAATAGCGCGCGTAATATAATCCGTCCTCCACGCATTCAACGCGGCGGGCGAAAAGCTTTTGCTCAGCAGTCGTCATCCTCCAGCATCTCCCGCCGCGCAGCTTTGTAATCGTCTTTGTTCATGGTGACTGTCTCGATAGCGCCCCCATTCGGCCCGGAATGCTCGAACTTATGCTTATTGGTGTAGGCGTCGCCCACTTCTTTGGCCGCCTGCTCGATGAGCTGGGATGCCAGCGCAAAGTTCTTCATCCCCTCTGTTTTGGTCGCCATACGATCCAGCGCACGCAGTCGGTATGCCTTGTTGGCGATCGGGATATCAGAGATTTCGTTCTGGAAACGGTCACGGGTGACGTTAAACATGTCCACCCACTTTTGCGCCAGGCCTTTCCCGTTCGCTTTCGTCGGGTCGTGTGATTCCACCTGCTGGCGTGTGATCGTAAGGCCAAACTCTTTTTTGACGGCCTCGACCACCTGAGAGGGCGTATCAAAGCAGGCTAACGACTGGACGATGAAGGCTTTGACCTCTCCTTTTAATGCCGCCATTAGTTACCTGCCTGTCATAATCAGTCAAAATTTAAGCCAGCTTAAGCAGACACGTTCCGCATGCCCTGGCGATATCAATATGCGCAACCTCCGCAGGCCTGTTCGCTGCGTCCACCAGCTTTTGCACATCCTGGCTGGCACCGTAACGCCGGACTACGCCAACAAACTCTTCCACATCATGGCCACGTAGTTTCAGTTTCGGCTGCCCTTCCCGCGTGAACTTCGGCGCGCCAAACTCATCCGTCTCCTGTGCAATGTGATAAAGCTCGTGCTCCACCAGTGCGCAGAACTCTAGATCCGAACACTGAGCGCAGTAGTCTGCCGCCAGTGTGATGATGAAGCTGGGGATTCGTCCGAACCATTCATACATCTGCTGTTCCATACGGGCCTTTTGCCAGCCCCCGGCCCGCATCATCACCTCTTCCGCCTGGCCAAGCACGTATCGCCCTTTCTTCTCGAACGCATTCGACGCCCAAAGGAAGCATAAGTCGGCCTCCATCAGATGAGCATGGTCATGGTTATGCAGATTGCCGTCTTCGCTGAGGATCTCGGAATGCAGCCATTCGTGAACACCTTCAGCAGGAATGATTCGGGTGTATGGTTTGAAGTCGGGGTTGTCCACAAACAAGGACGGCGGATATGGCCGTTGGATGATGTCAGTTTGCATAATTTAAGGCCATTACGATGCCCGCAAGCAGAAGGCAATGGTATGGGTAGGAAATAAAAAACCGCCCGGAGGCGGTAATGTCATTTTTCCGGCTTGAGAATTATCGCGCCTGCTCGACTTCCATAGAGATCGATGGACCCTTCATGCTCAAGTATCGCAGCTATGGAAGGGCAATGATTTTTTTGAAGCCCTGTGGTTCCTTTAAGGCTCTCATAGATTTTAGCTTTAAGGGAATCAAGTGATAGGCTTTTTTCACTCATCTTAGCAATATCGTCTAAAAGATCCTGCCATTTTTGATGTGAGATAATAATCCTTTTCAGAATTTTACCTCCCTGTTTATAAGAAGGCCATAAATCTATCCCGCCAGAGAATCTTCTATATTGAAAGATTCCAACGTGATCAGTGGCACCATGGGCTCCTAAAGTTTGTAGAACTTTCATACCACCTCCTGTTAGTGTTGAGAGGTGATCATCGGCATCTATACAAAAATCTTTATAGCAGGCGCTTAATGAATGCCTGATGTAATGCTGCTTCATGGGCGCAAAAACTAACTATATTGTACCGGCCCACACTTGGTAACCACGAAGTACTTTGGGTCAACTTCTCTGGCGTCAGCCATAGCTTCTTCAAACTCCGCAACTAGCAAGTCTAATTGCCCCAACTCATCGGTCCTCAAGAAGTAGTTGCCCTTCTCCCTTAGGCTCCAATCTTCCGTGTAGCATTCCCACACTAAAAAGAAAACCATGACTGCTCTCCAACAAAAAACAGGCATTACGTTAGGCTTTTCATAACTGCAATAAAAGTTAATTATCTTTCATAATTGCAGGCTTGATGTCGCAACCATTAAAGTGATAATCACTGTACTGGGCGCGCAGCTCTGCATCCACTTCATCAAAGATCCGGTCATACAGCTGGTGCGTCGGTTCGTTCTCAAGCCCCCGCACAAAGTGGATGCCCTGGCCGTCCGGGACGGATGCAGTAGAGAACCGGAACGCAAGCTGCCATACCGCTACTTTGTTCAAATCCAAAGGCTGTTTCATATCCCCTCCGCTGTAATTAGCCGCGGTCAGGATAGGTCATTAAACCAGCAATGCATATTGCCGGACTGTTAAATTTTGAGCGATGCCGCATAACCTAACCGCAGGCTTTCCCGAAGTGCTTCAGAAGGCGCAGTTATCACTATCATAGTTGCCTAATGGATGCATGATGTAACGCCGCGAAAGATTTGATTGGGACTAACGTGCCAAAGTACATAGTAAAGAGAATCCCTACTCATTGTTAGCCAACAATCAGAGGGTTCATGTTAAATAAAACAAAAAAAATTTTAATATCCTTATCACTTCTAATTGGAGAAGAGATTTTAAGAGAAGCAATAGTTCGTTTAATGAGTGTCTATCTTAGTTGATAGCGCGGTAGTATGCCTGCCAGCGGTACTTATCCAGCCTCAGCTGACGCAGGCACTCCGCCGTCTCAATGTCCGCCTGCAGATCTGCGTCGCTGTTCTTCCCGGCATCACTTCCTTTGCACGGGTCCTGCATCAAATCCGCTGATGGAGTTGGCAGCGTCGATAGCGCGTTGCCGCAGCCAGACAGACTCATCATCAAAAACACAAACGGTATGATTTGGATCCTGGACATATTTCACCACGTCGCGGGTTATGGTTCGGTAGATGATTCGACCCTCTTCGCTGGCCTGCGCGGCCTTCTGCTCTACAGGCTGAATAGCCTTCTCCGCTTTAGCGCGCTTACCGGCGGCCAGAGCGTTGATGTGGTCGGCGTGGGCGTACCAGCCATTCCGGTAACGTAACTCGCCATAGCCACCGGCCAGAAGTACGACCGCGAGAGCGATCAGCAGAACTGTTCGAATGCTAAAGGTCATTCTTCCCCTCCGCCAGGCACAAGCTGCGCTCCATCTCGCGCCGGTTCTGCAACCCTTTCCAGCGCATGCCACCAGCGTAAACCCAGCGGCGCATCTCTTCGCACGCTCCGGTATGGTCGCCTTTGTTCAGCTTGCGCAGCAGCGTTGATTTCGAGAACGCGTCAGAGCCAACGTTGAACACGAAGCTGTAGAGCGCCGCGCGCTGATACTCGTTTAGCGGGGCTTTGACCAGACTATCAACCGTCTTCTTGGCTGGCTGCAGGTCTTTCCACAGCAGGTTGTCACACTCGCGATCGGTGTAGGTCCTCCCTCTCACGATATCCCGGCCCGTATGGCCGTCGCAGACAGTCCACACTCCGGCAACATCCCGGTACGCTTCGTACTTGCGCCCTTCTACGCCGTCTTTGCCACCCAGAAACACCGTGGCGATCGCCAGCGCACCAGCACCAGCCACGCCGATCAATTTGTTACGTAACGACAATGAGATCGCCATTAGTCCTCCGCAATATCAACCGGACGTGTGGGCCAGCTCTTCAGCGCCTGGATCTGTGCCAGCGTGGTCTTGCGCTTGTAGTACCAGTTGATGCCAAACGTCAGTATTGCGATGAAGATGCCTGCTATTACGCCAATGGCGCTCCATTCGTCAGGGCTGAGCCGGGTCAGTAGGCCATTAGCTACCGTCCCGGCAGATGCGCCATAGGCAGCGCCAGAAGCTAATTTGCTCATGTTGGACATGTCTCTCACCTCCGATGGGTCGGGGTGCTGGGAGTAGTAAAAAGGGTTTAAGGCATAAGAATTCACGCCTGCTCTTCTGATTTTTAAAGGAACACAGAGACTTATTTCGTGATAATCCTGTCAATACAGTAGGAATAGGGTCATGATGCCTTTTTCTCATACTGGAATTGGCATGAATGATGAAGACTGGATTATCGGGAGAGCTGTCATTGACATCTTCCAGTCAGACCCGGAGCAAGAAATAAGCAAAGAATTGCTTATCAAATTTCTCACAAATAAGTATGTGGCTATCTATGAAAGCAGTGCTTCGGTAGAAGAAATTTTGCTTTATGAATCAGCTTTAAAGTGGGTAATAGATACTTCTAATTAAACAGCAAACTAACCAAAGGCTCACCTCTGAAAGGGTCTATGGTTGAAATGCGCCGAGCGTGGCGCGGGACATAAAAAAACCCGCTCGGTGGCGGGCTTCTTTCGAAATCTGTGGCTCAGTTCGCGTAAGCATCCCGAGCATGACATAAAATCTACAACTCAATTTCTCAAAATGCAATATTTTTAGAAGTATTTTCTCCCATCTCTTTCTCGGAAGCCAAATCAGCCTCCTGTTCTCGCCTTACTGCATAATAGATTTCTTCCTCCAATACCTTCTCGCACCACTCGATGCGCTTACGCGCCCACTGAATATCGCATCCGGTCCTGCGTACCAGTTCCCGTGCGCAGCCTTGTACCGACTGATGACCACAGTAGCGAAGCACCGCTACAGTCTGCATCGGACTGCCCCGCCGGAAACACGTCACCATTAGCGACTCAATAAACTTCGCGTCATCTTCCTGCTCCGCCTGCGCCAGCAGGTGTGCAGCTGACGAAGCTGGCAGCACGTAATCCCTGGCTTTGGTGAAGAGCTCATTACCTCGCAGCCCTTCCTCATGCAGACGATTCACAATGGCGACAATCCGATCTGCTGTGCCATCATCCCACCGCGTTCTTACCATTAGCCTGCCGATGACGTTCGCCGGCCCTCGTGGATCTTCACTACCACTCATAACCGAACCCCAGACCGTCAGCATGTAACGCACCCATACACGCTGCGATGGTGTGATAGTCTTTTTGCCTTTGCACCATACCCGGCGCAATTCTGCTTCACGCGTGAACAGTGGCAGCGCCAGAAACCCTTCATTACTGCTCATGCATTTCCCCTGTTTTAATTTTTTCCTGTACCGCCTGGCGGCTGAAGTTGCTGAGGCGCTGCCAGCGCGCCCGGATAATGCCGATCCGTTCTGGTTTCACTTATGGCCTCCTGTTCCATGCGCGGATAGCGTCTCGTTTCGTTTTGTAGGTATCAGTAATCGGATTAATGAAGCAGGCCTTATCCGAGCAACCGGCATATACACCATCGCCGTCTGAAACCAGCTCAGCTTCTCCGCCGCAGAACGGGCATGTCAAAAGCGTTGCCCAGGGTGGCAACTTGAGATCGTAAATCACGCTGCCTCCTGCTGACCGGCGCGGCGCTTCTCCAGCGCGCGGGCTTTGCGGGTGAATATGGATTTGATGCGCTGCAGATATGGGACGTCGAACTTACGGACAACGTTGTTATTATTCAGGGCTTCGACCTTCTCTGACCCGATCCGCTGAATCAGACCATGTTCAAACGCTTTCTGAGCACCAGCTCGGTCGCGGTTACACTGGACGCACTGGGCTGCGGTATTGTGCAGGTTGAACGCCAGATGCCCGGCAGCACCACGGGTGCGGTAATGCCCACAGTCCATGGTTCCGCCATATTTCTGCGCAGGGAGGCGGCCGCAGCTGATACACGGTTTTCCGGCGTCACGCAGACGCACGTAGCGATTGAATGCGTTCTGGGCCTCGCTCTTCCACTGCGTTTTCGTTTTCAACGCTACACGTCTCTCACGGCGGCGCTGACGCCCGGCCTTCTCATCTTCGCGCTGGCGCTTCTTCTCAGCCTGCAGAGCCTCGGCCCGGTTCTTCGCAGTCTGCGCTTTGGCAACCACAGTGGCGCACTCGTAGCAGCAGACGACCTGCCCGTCGCGCGCCGGGTGGAAATACTGGCGGCAGCTCTGGTTTGCGCACTTACGACGGGGTTTCTTTTTCAGAATGGCAGGCATTGTTGTCCACCTCCCTGAATCGCGTTTAACTCCCTGCGATGCGCATTTAGATAGCTGTTCCAGTGAGCTTTCCGAATGATGGCAGCCTGCTCCGCCTGCAAGGCTGGTTCGCGGATCGCCTTACCTATGCGGTTATGATCTTCCCGGATTACGTCGCCATTCACATGCAGTGCCTGGCATAGCGGGCAATAATCACGGGTTTCCATGCCCCCAGCTTTCCCTGAGAAGAAGATATTACCGTGCCACGTCCCGCATTCAGCACACATCGGCGCATCGCACGTGAAGATTCCTCGGGCATTGCTAAGGTGATGGTTCTCGTCCTCATCAGCATCCCAGCCAATAATCCCGTCGCATAACAGGGTCGCAGGTTTGCCGCAGAACAGGCATTTCGATGATTTAGCCATGCTCAACCCCACGCCTTGCTTTGCCATACCCGGCTCGGGCGCGGCGGATGATTGCCCTCCGGCAGCAGGGCGCTGACGGTCCATGTGATGAGATTGGCATTCAGACTGCGCTCGACTTTAACGCCGCGGCGGCGGTATTGCGCCAGCAGCTCTTCTGCCTGCGCCGTCGTGCAGTCGTTATGATAGAACCAGGACTCTTTCATCGACTCAGCTCCCGAAGTGCTGCAGCTGTGCGGCGGCGTTCTCGGCCTCCGCCTGGCTACGGAATGCGCGGGAGAGGATCCAGCGCCAAAGCACGTCAAGCGCTGCGCGATAGAGCTGCTGGAACTCCTGCTCGTCCATGTTGGCGAATGCGATGCTTCTGGGGTGTTTGCGGAGGGTACCGTCAGGCAGCTGAATAGCGTCGTAGTGGCCAGCCTCGACGATCACCCATGCACGGTAGGCGTCGAATGACTTACAAGCGCTGATGCTTCCGGCGCGTTTATCAGCAATGCGGTCGAGATACTGTTCAGCAGCATCCAGCAGCGCGCCCTCACTCCCACCGTATGAGGCCAAAAATTTAGAGTACCCGGTAACCAGCCTGCGCTCGTTGGAAGAGATTGCCCCGCCGGTAGGCTCCCAGTATTCAAAGCCGAGATTAAGCAGTGCGAAAAATTTACGGTGGAAGGCCGGGTTACGCAGCTGGCGGAAGTCCGCCTCGAGTACCGCGCCCAGCTTACATTTTGAATGCAGAAAATCGCTGGTCTCCGGCGTGGCGGGGATCAGGATTCCTGAGGACTGCTTGATGAGTTGTAGTTGCTGCGCCATGGTGTTCTCCTTGGCGCATCAGGTCAACGGGTGTTCAGTCCGTTGATATCATCATATCAGAGGGCTCATAGACGTGGTAGCCGAGGCGGCGAAGAAAACGGGTACCGGACGAAAGATTAAAAATCCCTTCATCCTCAAGCAACGGTCGGCACGATACCATTCCGTTCCTGATGTAAACTAGGCATCGGCGCTCAAGCGGCATCGAGTCCATAACCTTACCGTCTGAACGCCTGACAATATCGTACCAGTCAATTTGTTCCTTGCTATCACTCACAAAACCCCCTTCTTTCCTACAGATAAGCCAGAAATTTATTGATCTGCAGATGCCTCCCGGCACCGCTCTTTAGGCACAATAGCAAAGTCGATCTGTTTGTTAAGGGCTTAAAAATAAATAAATTCCAGAAGTCTTTTTCTCTTTACATTGCGCATAAAGCAACATGCAAACACTGTATGCATTTACAGTATTGCTTCGTTTGCACAAGTATGCACAAAAACCATTGGTTGATGCAATAACATTTATCCGGTTGATTTAAATAAACATTATTTCTACCTATCTTTATAAAATGAGCGTTACTTTTAATACTCTAAACGCACTAAGGATGGTGGGGTTAACTGGTTGATTTGGCGTGTTTCGGGAGGTGAAGCCCGCCTCCTGTTCGCGATAAGCCCGCTCTAAACTAAACCAAGACCGCACATAAATTTTTTGCGGGTTGGCAAATCGTTACCACTATGCGACCACTTTTTGATCACTTTAATAGATCGATAGGCAGAAATAGATCGGTATAACCGCTCAGTTAAGTGGTGATCAGCCACTGGATATGAAAAAGGCCTCCGGAGAGGCCTTATACTTAGTGTGATTCCATGACATTGTATGCCCAATTAATATTGCTTGCTTCTCATAAGCGGAGAACCATTGCCGCCACTTATCTTCAATCGCTGGCAGACCTCACGGAAGAATTTTGGCTGAATGCCAGGTATGTTTTCTTTACCCCGCCCGTGGTCATTCAGTGCACGTATCGTCCTAAAATCATCCCACATGTCATTTCTGGTTATGTGCTCATTAACCTCATGGTGTGCAGTTGCGCCTATTTCCTTAAAAAGCGCTATATAGAGCGCAATTTCTTTCTCTGTATCCTTATCGTAATACATTCTTAGCCTCCATTATTAGCATCAGTTTATATTACTTCGTCTCCTTCTCCGGCGCTGCTGTAATCTTCCTTTGCCAGTGCTCTGCATAGCTTTCTCACTACTCATACGCAGCTCTGTATGCATCAAGCATCTTCCTTACCGGCTCAAAATGCACTACTCAACCCGCTTAAACTTGATCACCCACACCCACGGGTTAGCCTGCCAGGATTCAGCGCCGTAGATGGATTCCCACAACTCTTCCCACACCTGGAATCCATAAGTGGCAGGGCGGAAGTCGTAAAGACCACAACCAATTTCCTTGCAGATATCTCCCAAGGTAATGGCCTGCAACCGCTCAACGCGCACGTTTGTAATCTCAAGCGTGATACGTGACGCCCAGCGCGGCATGTGTATGGATGGCGTCCATTTTTGTGATGGCTGCTTGGTGCATGACGCTACCGGCACAGTGCGGGTAGATTCCGTGAACGAGTTGCGCTCGCTCGCTTTGTACATCAGGCGGGCAACATCAGTGGCGCAGCCCATAACCCGGAACGCCTCCCGCACCCAGATGCGATCGCCGACGACACCGAACGGACACCACTCTCGGTAGTAGGCCTGGCTGTTAGCGTGCTGCTGGCCAGACTCCAGCGGATAGCACTCGCCCGCCTGTGCAGCGTAGCCAATCATTTCCAGCTGACGAGGGGTCAGCATACGCCGCGTCTGCGTTTTACTGCCGTCGAGTAGGGCGCGCACCATCTCCGCATTAAAAATCATGCCGCGCTCAGTCATGCTTCACCTCCCCGTTGCGCAGCTGTGCGGCAGCGCCAGAGCACAACTCGATTGCGTCGTGATATGCAATCCGGAGATCTTCAGGAAGATGTTGAATGCTCATCTTGATACTGGCTGCAGCGCGTTCTGCGCCCTGCGCTTTTAGCTCGTTTACCGCTGCTGCTGTCGCTGGCTGCCGTAGCACTTCGAGAGCGTCGAACAGAAGCGTGGAGGCCGGGTTCAGCGATTTCTGCACCGGTTTAATGCCGCTGGCGCTGTACTGCCAGACCAGCTGGCCGATAATCTCGGCGCGGGCCACGTTGTCCGCCGTCAGCGCATCACGCTGTTTGGCCGTCTCGCGCAGCGCAGCCGTGGTGCAGTCCAGCCGTTCGGCCAGGCGAGACATCATTTTGGCGATGTCGATAATCGGCGTGTCGCTACTCAGAGCTTTTGCAAACTCATGGCCAACCGCGATCAGCTCTTTGTTGTTCAGTGATTCACTCATGCCCGTGCACTCCCAAAAATTTTATGAATTTTGTAGCCCTGCCAGTTCTGGCGGCAAACTTCCGCAATGGACGGCCCTGATGGTGCTGGATGCACTGCTTTCGTTGGCGGTTTTGCTTTTGCCGCTGGCGCTGCTGGTGCTGGGGTTAGTTTGGGTCGTTTGATGTTCGACTCCCCGTCCGGCAGCAGCGTAAATACCGGGTGATGCGGCTCGCCTGTACGGAGAACCACAGAGCGCCGGATCAGGTGCAGCAGCAGGTTGTGGGCTTTCTTGCAGTCGCATCCCAGCAGTATTTGAACCTGACGCGGGGTGACGGTCTGGTTTTCGCGTAGGTAATCGACGATCTGCCAGAGTGGTTTGCTGGCCATGGTCATACCCTCCCCTGCGCCTGGCGACGCTTGTACTCGGCCATCAGCATTTCTGCAGGCGTCGGCCCCCGGTCCTGGTTCGGTGCTGCCAGTGCACGGCGGACTGGCGGGATCGGCTTACCTTCTGCAACGCGTTTTTCCCAGTGCGCCAGCAGGTGCCCGGCTTCGCTGAGCAGCTCTTTCTCGTTCATCTGGCGATCAACACCCCGGCGGCGCAGCTCCAGGCAAACGTGATACAGCAGTGGCTGTGGCCACGGGTATTGCTCACTGGTGGGGTATTTGAAAACGAGCTTCCGCCACTTCCAGAATTCGGTCATGACATCCGCCGGACTCACACCGAGCAGACCCTTGCCCTCACGGCACCAGGCGACGAACTGCCCCGGCGACGGCCAGAACGGTGACACGCTGGCGCGCGCTTTCTGCATCCCGGCCACCAGCTGCTCGCGGCTGCGGATGCCGTTTTCGGCGAACGTGGCGATCCACTGCTGTTTAGCCGTACGCTCATCTGCCTCGCTACGCAGGTTGGTCTGCGTGGACGCCGGAAAGACCTGCTTGAGCTGACTGAACAGGAGATCCACCATCCGCTCGGCATCGCTGTTGATCACCTTGGCCTGCTCACGGCTGCCGCCCGCTATACGCGCCAGCATTTCGCCGTCGCGGCTCTGTACCGCATGAAACAGTTCGTGGTTCATATGAAATCCTTCCAGGCTTCAGGGCTGTTCCAGTGCGCGTCACTGGCCGGTGCGTCGTTGACGGGCTTGCGGCTACCATCCTCGCGGTGCAGCACCAGTGTGTCCCACTGCTTACGCAGCTTGGCGGGCGAAAGAATGTTTTTGTGCCAGAACGAATCCTGCGCTGCCCATTTGAACAGCAGACAGATCTCGCGATGTGTGCGACCGTCGAGCTGGCGCATCATGCGGATGTCATTCGCCCAGGTGGTCAGGTTCGGTTTTTTCATCGAAGGCTTGGTGATGTTGCGCAGGGCGAGCATCCACTCTGCGCATTGCAGATCTTCAGCATTACCCCATTTGTCACCTGCGGGGGTCTGAACTGCAGCATCAGGAAGAGATTTGGATTTTTTCTGACGATCATTAAATACGTTAGTATTTAATATTACTTCTTGTTCATGATGCGCGGGCTTAAGCGCGCCCTTATTCTCGGGGTTATGCGCGGCACCACCCTCCGAAGCCGCGCCGTTACTGGATTCGTTATGCGCGGGGTAATGCTCGCTGTTATGCGCGGCGTTATGCGCGGGTAAATTGTCCATTTTTTGAGCATAAAGTGCGTAATTCGTGATGGTGATCACCGTGCCTTTTCGGCGTTCTCCGGCGGTGGTGATCATCCCTTCTTTCTCAAAAAAGGCGAGCATACGGTCCACTGCATGTCGGCTGGTGGGTTCCCCGTTCCGGTCGCATAAAGCCAGCCCCAGATCGGCTGTGGTGGTCACCAGTTGTCCGGTCTGCAATGGCCACTGACGGCCCTTAAAGTTGGCCGTGTATGGCTGTCTCGCAGCGGTAAGAAGCAGGTTTTCCCACAGGGTGCGGAGATATACGTCTTTGCCCCAAGACTGCTTCAGTACACTCCGGTACAACGGGATGAAACCGGTCTTCTGGTTCTCCATCCTGTTGCTCCTGGCGGCAGTACGTGCCGCAAAATCGGCGTAAGCGACATTTGACATAGCTATGCCCCTTTCGCCTGGTGTTTTGAATGAGCGTTTGTCATAATGACCTCGCAGTTGCTGACCGTAATTGCACCCGAAAGCCGTTGGTGCTCGAACACCGCGGCTTTCACCATTTTCATGCCTGTCATATAGCCCCCAGCATTGACGTGACGATTGTCATTAGTAACCCTGTCTGCTCTGGCATCAGCCGGAACAGCGATGCAATACCCTCACTAACCTCCTTCAGCTTCTGATGCTCTGGTACGTTGAGCAGAACGGCCTGCTTTGCTTCTGCACACTCTTTCATCGCTTCAGCAATAAGCTCGGCCTTCGTCTTTCCACTGATTAGCCCAAACCGGCGCGCTACCTGCTCGTTATCACGGGCGATCACATCGATGATGACAGGGATAAGCTGCAGCAGATTTTTGTCGTTCTTCGGGCCGGGATCATTAATCATCCGGAAAAAGTTCTGCTTAGTGTTGTGCTCAGAACCTGCCAGTAACAGGCCGCGGCCGCCGCGCGCTATCCACTCCTTCGCCACCAGCTGCGAGATATGTAGCTGAGCAGAGCCGGGGGTGGCGCGATTCCATGCCTTAACCGCTTCCCGAATATGATTTAGCTTACAGTTATTGCGCGGAACGCCTTGATAATTCGATCTCAGCGGAGCGGCTAGCCCCCTGCTATCATCATGAAAACCTAATGTTTGCATAGTCAGTACTCCTACTTTGGTAAACCGTCAGTGGGATTTGGGTAGAGATCTGGGCGCAGCTCATGGGGAGTTACGCCGGTCATTTTGAAAATGGGAAAGATGTAGTTTGGCGGGACGATCCCGTGGTCACGATTCTTCCAATGACTTACGGACATACTCGTCACACCAAGCGCGATGCTGAGCTTTCTGGCTGAACCAGCGGCTTTAATTGCTTTATCGAGTGCGGACATGTGCTTCTCCTGCTTATTGATAGCGAAAGTAAACCATAGATTTATATTTTATGCAAACTCAGGATTTATTGTGTGTATAAACCAAATATTTAGAATGACCTTATGAGAAAAGAAGAACCTAACCTCGTACTGGTTGAACGCCTTACTGAGATCACTGATCGCGGCGTTACCAAAGCAGACATGGCACGCATAGCTGGAGTCACCCCTCAAGCCGTAAACGGCTGGTTCAAAAAAGGCGTGATTAGTAAGAAGTCAGCACTGGCCATAGCCGACGCTGTTGGCATTTCTGTCGCTTGGCTACTCGGTGAGGACGTTGGTGAAAAAGACGGCCTGAAGCCAGACGAACAGCGACTGCTCGAGCTCTATCGCCAGTTTCCGGAGGAAGAGCAGCAGAACATGCTCCGTATCTTTTCTCTCCGCCTTAAGGAACTGGACGAACTGTATGAGAGGTACATGAAGGGTCGTATTCGATCACATGAAGATTGAAGTAATACGCGACGAAGCATCAGATGAGATAGCGACGCAAATTTGATGCTCTTACATGCAAGCTTTGGCGATTGGCAATTTTCGCCACATTGAGGGCTTTATGCGTGTTTTGAATGCTTCCGAAATTGGCTTATTAAATTTAACTCATTGAATTAAAAATTATTTTCTGGACGGGGGCGGTAATGTCTATCTGGGGGCATAAAAAAGTGGAGCAGGAAAACGGGCCTGAAAATGCAGCACAACCTGAGCAAGGTAATCTCTTTGAGTTGGAATTCCATGACTATACTCCGTCTGGTATTGGGACAGCTCATTTAACAGGTTTTGCTATAGCCAGTGATGAGATGGAATATGCTGTAAAAGGCATGAAAGGTAATACTTCTGTGCCGGTGCAAAACCCTTCACAGGTGCCTGCTGCAGAATGGTTTTGTACAAATTTGGCCGAAAAATGCGGCATAGCAACTCCAGTATGTAAAGTGCTCAAGTGTATCTCGGAAGGTGATTACGTTTTTGGCTCACGGATCGAACACGCTGCTTGGAAATCTGGTCTCAATGCAGCTCAATGGGTACAATTACTGTCGTCTGCAAATGAATCTTTAAAGAAGCAGTTGTGGGCAATTTATGCATTCGATCAATTCGTCCACAACATTGATCGGCATCTCAATAATTACCTCTATATGGTAAATAGTCGAGACCAAGTTATTGTTAAAACGTTTGATTTCAGTCTAAGCTCTTTTGTTATTGGCTGGCCTAGAAGTACTACTGCTACGCTACCAGTTGATTCAAACACTACAGTCAACTGGAGCATAGCCAAGCAGCTGATAGGTGACACCCCAGAGCTTAGAGGGGTCGCGCTTGCGGTATTAGATAGGATTCAGAGAATTGGCGTAGGCGTCATTTCTGATATAATCGATACTATGCCGGAAGAATGGCTGCCGACAATGCATAGAGATTATTTTCTCAAATGGTGGGACAGCGAAGAGAGAACTCTAAGAATTGAAGCAATAAGAGCGGAGATATTATCATGAAAACTTTCAAATACAGCTTAATTCGAGTCACTCCAAATCTGGAAAAGGGTGAGACGATTAATGTTGGTCTGATTGTTTATCGTGATAATGAGCTTGATATCAGAATGATTAATTCCGTTTCAAAATTGCGAGCCTTAGATAAGGGACTTAGCCTTGACTATCTTGAGGATTTAACTTCTTCCTTTTATGAGTTATCAAAATCAATAAATGACTTAACCCTTTTTCCACGTTTGTTTAAAGGCTCTTTGTCATTATCTGATTTTGGCGTGTTTACAGTAAGCGAAAAAGATTCATACGATAGAAAAATCAATGAGTTAATGAATAGATTAGTTAATCCACAAAAGACTCAGCATCGTCGTATGAATAGAAAAATATTCTTCGATATAAAAGATACTTTTATAAAACAAGGTATCTTTGGTAAGCATGGTGAGGATTTATATGATCATAAGGTTGTCGCTAATTATCCAGTTAGCTCAAGTGAAGGATTAATAGCTGATTTTTTACTTAAAAATGGTAAATATCATTTAACAGAGACAATTGATTTCAGATCTGAGAACATAAAAAAACAAATGGGTGAGGCCGCTGTCAGCGCATTGACTATTAGTAAGGCGGCAGAGGTATTCAATCATAATATCGATTCATTTGTTATATATGCTGCTGAAACAACATCTCAAGAAAAAAATGCCCGCCAGCAGTTAAATTTACTTGAAAAACATACAGATATGCTGATAAATGCATTCAGCAAAGAAGATATGACATATTACTACGACAAAATGTTAGCAGCATCATCTATGCTGAATTGATCGTGAATCCGGCCGCCGAGCCGGGTTTACTATAACCTTACCAACCTGCCCGGCCGCTATACCCACCCCTTAACACCCCAGATCCCGACCTTAGCGTCGGGATTTTTTTGCCTGCGATTTCTCAGTCACCTCACAAAAACAAACCATATAAACCGCAGATTTACAATCATTGCCAACTCATGGTTGACACAAATATAAACCAGTGATTTAATCTATCTCACTAAGACGCAACACGAACCACCAAGGCATGGAGCCCACGAAGTAGCCGCCGACGGCATACGAATAGTCGGATGAGGTGGAGTTAATAACGCGCATCAGGTTTTACGTTCTGACGCCGGGAAAGACCGGGAGGATGAGATGGCAACTACCAATCAGGCAGTACCAAACAGCGGGAAAGCAGTGGTGATGCGCAACCAGCGCACCGGCGCAGCATGGCTCGTCTCGTTTAATCATATCGAAGGCATGTACTGGCATGAGCCGCAGGGCAACCTGCGTCATATTCGCCGCCCGTATGCCGCCCGCAACATTGAGCCGTATCTGGTCCCAGCGGGGACGCACTGATGAATACGTTATTCGCGTTAGTGCTGACCGTGGGTATGACCAACGGCGATTTTCAGGATGTGGTGCTGGGTGTGTATGAAGACCAGCGCCAGTGTGAAGCGGCAGCTGTTGAGCAGCATGTTGCAGGCGAGTGTTTCGAAGTTGAGCGCATTGTCCGCAACGGCGAAAAGCCAGCCGTGACCCTGTAACGAAAAAACCCGCCGAAGCGGGCTCTCCCTCCGGTGTAGGCCGACCAAAGCACACCGGAATTTAAACCACCCAGTCTATGGCGGCTTATACAGCGCCGGGGATCTTACAACCCAAAGGAGCTTAGACGCAATGAACACCTATGCGTTTGTGATTAAAGCTAAGGCAAAATCAGAGAAGAAAAACCTCTTCTGCTGGTTATCTGCAAAATCCGACTCTCGCGCAGAACGCGAGATCCTCAACATTCTTGACGACGCCGATATTGCTGTTGGCCGCGGTGCTGACTACCAGCTGCCGCAGCGCACCGACTGGCATGTCGCTGACGATCTGCCGGAAGAAGGCGTGCTGGATGATACTTGGTGCGACCGCTATACCCTCGGCGACGATGGCCGTTCATGGAGCCCGGTCCTGGGTGAAGCTGGCGCAGCTGCTGCACCGGTCGTGAATGTGGAAACCCAGCCTGCCCAGCCAGCCGCCGATGCGGAGCTCCGCCCACTGTCTCGCCTGCGTCTTATCCAGCGCCTAATTGCTCACCTTATGCATGATGCCGAGCTGGACCAGATCACCCTGGAGCAGCACATTGAGATCGGCGAAATGGAAGGCAAGGATGAAAACTGCTTTGTCCAGGCCTTACGGCAAGTTATCGAAGACACCCCGGCAATCAAAGAGCTTTCCGCCCATGTCGAATGGAAGCTTATCAAGGCGGTTAAAGCTGTATTCTCGCAGGCTCAGAGCCACGAAGCCGGACGCATCGCCCACTTCGTTAAAGGTTGGGTGCAGGCTGATGCCAGCGACCGCCCCCAGCTGTTGGAAGGCTGGCTCAACGGCACGCTGCCCGCCCCTGAAATCGTCAGCACCGGCGAACCTGATGATGAAACCCCGCAGGAAGCTACGCCTGAAGAAGCTGCCCAGGCGCAGGCTCTAGTACAGGCATTTCGCGATAAAGATATGACCGAATTGCACACCGTCGCTACGCTGTCGTTCCGCCACCGCCTGCTCGCGCAGTTCATCACCGAGAAAGAATACGCGTACCACGTGGACAATGAGCAGCTGAATACTGTGCGCCAGATGGAAATGGACACCGATAATTCCTACGTGCAAAACCTGCTTCTGGCCGCCGAAAACGTAGAGGGCATGAAAAACCTCCGCGACTTCGAGCTGTGGAGGCTTACTGATGCCGTTAAACGGGTATTCCCGTCTGACAAAGCAACCCCTGATCTATCCCTGATGCTCCAGTTCATGAAGGCCTGGAAAACGACGGACTATATCGATCGCGGCCTGCTCGCCAAAGAATGGATTGCCGGTAACCGGGTCTCAACCATTCAGCGCACGGACACCGGCACAAACGCGGGCGGCGGCATCAAAACAGACCGTAATGCAGACTATGAGCATACGCTGGACACACTGGATATTGAGATCGCCTGCGCAACTCTGCCGATGGATTTTGATATCTACAATATCCCCGGTTCTATTCACCGCCGCGCTAAAGAAATTGTTGCCGCAAAAGAAAGTCCGTGGAAAGAGTGGTCCGCCGCACTACGTAAAACTGCAGGCATTCTGGATTACTCGCGCGCTGCCATTTTTGCACTTATCCGCGAAGCGTCATCAGGCATAACACCGTTCCCGGATCGCATGACTGGCTATATCAGCGCGACGCTCAATGAATATAAGCATGATACACCTGAGGCCAGAATCCTCGCTGCTGCGCGTCAGATTGACAGCGTGGCCGTGGTTGCCGGAGTTATTCAGGGCACCGAGCGGGTAGAAAGCCTTGAAAAGCTCTCTACAGAATACGCAGTTGTCGGGAAGGCAGCTGCTGAAGTAGCGCAGTCACATCAGCCCGTCACTACCGCTCATCCAGAGGTAACGAACCTCGGCGGCGGCATGTTCTCCATCGAAGGCCTTATGGGTGTAAAAGTAAACCCAGCCATCATTCCCCCCTCAAACGAAGTCGCAAAACAGGAAGCGGAGAGCGTCGTACATGTGCAGATGGAAAAGATTGACCAGAGCAAAGTCGAAGCTGGTGCTGCGGTACCAGCGGTCAAAGACGCTGATGCAGTTGCTTCACAAGCAGACAGCGTAAACCCGGCGGATATCCTCGCCGCTGCCGCTCCGAGCCTGGCGCATGGGGATCAGGCCGATATTAACCAAAAACCGGAAAATGCGTATCAGAATAGCGATTCTGTGAATCAAAACACCTCAGAAGCGCATCAAAACGCCCTAAAAGTGAATCAGGACGTACAAGAAGCGCAACCGGACGAACCGGCCGCCGCATACCCAGCCTATTTCGAACCGGGCCGTTATGAGGGCCTGCCGAACGACGTTTACCACGCCGCGAACGGCATCAGTAGCACGATGGTGAAAGACGCCCGCGTCTCCCTGATGTATTTCGAAGCGCGCCACGTCTCTAATACCATCCAGAAGGAGAGGTCGAAGGTGCTCGACATGGGCAACCTGGTGCATGCACTGGCGCTGCAGCCGGAGACGCTGGTCACCGAGTTCAGCATCGAGCCGGAAATCCCGGAAGGCGCACTCACCACCACGGCGACGATCCGCGCCTGCATCGACGAGTACAACGCCAGCTTGCCGCCGCAGCTGAGCGCTGACGATATCAAAGCGCTGCTGGAGGCTCATAACGCCACCCTGCCCGCTCCGCTGTCGCTGGGCACCGCAGTAGACGAAACCGCAGAAAGCTATATGGCGCTGCCGGAGGAGTTTCAGCGCATCGAGGCCGATAAGAAGCAGACCGCTGCAGCTATGAAGGCCTGCATCAAAGAGTACAACGCCACCCTGCCGAGCCCGGCGAAGACCACCGGAAGCCGTGACGCGCTCCTCGAGCAGCTGGTGGTCGTCAATCCTGACCTGGTTGCACAGGAAGCTCAGAAGCCCGCGCCGCTGAAAGTGTCCGGTACCAAAGTGGATCTGATTCAGGCTCTCAAGGCGGTCCGCCCGGATGCCGTATTCGCCGACGAGCTGCTGGACGCCTGGCGCGAGAACCCGGAAGGCAAAGTTCTGGTTACCCGCCAGCAGTACGCCACCGCGGTGAACATCCAGGTAGCGCTACATGCGCACCCGACCGCCGGGAAGTTGCTGCTGCACCCTGATCGCGCTGTTGAGACCAGTTATTTCGGCATCGACGAAGAGACCGGCCTCGAAATCCGCGTGCGGCCAGACCTTGAGCTGGACGTTGATGGTGTACGCATCGGTGCAGACCTCAAGACGATCAGCATGTGGAACATCAAACAGTCAGGACTGCGTGCGAAATTGCACCGCGAAATCATCGATCGCGACTACCACCTGAGCGCCGGTATGTACATGGAAACGGCAAGCCTTGACCAGTTCTTCTGGATCTTCGTCAACAAGGATGAGGGCTACCACTGGATTGCCATTGTTGAGGCGTCTCCGGAGCTGATGGAACTGGGCACCCTGGAATACCGCGCGACGATGCGCGCTATTGCCAACGCTTTCGACACTGGCGAGTGGCCAGCGCCGATCACCGATGACTACACCGACGAACTGACTGATTACGATCTGCGCCGCCTCGAAGCGCTGCGCGCCCAGGCATAAGGGGAATGACCATGGAAAATACGAACATCATCACAGCAGAACAGCAGGCACCGAACACAATTTCTGCCAATAACGCCATTTTCAACGTGCAGGCATTAACCCAACTCCAGGCTGTAGCTGGCCTAATGGCTCAGGCCGCCGTTACCGTCCCTGAGCACCTTAGAGGTAATCCGGCGGACTGCATGGCGATCATCATGCAGGCGATGCAATGGGGAATGAACCCGTACGCAGTGGCGCAGAAAACGCACCTGGTAAACGGCGTGCTTGGCTACGAAGCCCAGCTGGTTAACGCGGTGATCTCCAGTTCAAACGCCATTGTGGGCCGGTTCCACTATGAGTACGAGGGCGATTGGTCGAAATGTGCCAGCAGCCGTGAAGAGATCGTGAAGAAGCCGGCGAAAGGCGGCGGGACGTACGATAAAAAAGAGATGGTGCGCGGCTGGACCAGTGCCGATGAGCAAGGCCTGTCGGTTCGTGTGGGTGCCGTCATTCGTGGCGAAAGCGAGATCACCTGGGGCGAGCCGGTGTTCCTGTCCAGCGTAATTACGCGTAACTCTCCGCTGTGGATTTCGAACCCTAAGCAGCAGATCGCGTATCTGGCCCTGAAATACTGGGCAAGACTGTACTGCCCCGCGGTCGTTCTGGGCGTGTACACCCCGGATGAGGTGGAGCAGCGCGCAGAGAAGGAGATTAACCCGGCACCCGCCCAGCGCGTCAGCCTGGCTGACATTAAAGGTGACGCCGTAACTACCACTCACAGCGCGCAGGAATCTGCCACCAACATTGATGCTATGGCGGATGAATTCCGGGATCGCATTGAGGCTGCTCAGGACGTGGATGGTGCTAAAGCTCTGCGCGCCGACATCGAAACCGCTAAAGCGACGCTTGGATCAGCCCTGTTCACCGAGCTGAAAAACAAAGCTGTTCGGCGCTACTACCTGGTCGATGCCCGCAACAAAGTAGAGGCTGCGATTAACTCCCTGCCCCAGCCCGGCGAACCGGATGCGGCTGAACAGTTCGGTAAAGCGGAGCAGACACTGGCGGCGGCTAAGCGCAACCTGGGCGACGAGTTGTATGACCAGTTCGCCGTTACCCTGGACGATATGAAGCCGGAATACGTGGCCTGAGGGAGGCGGGAGGGGTAACCCTCCCGGTAACGAGATGAGCGATAAAAAAAACCGCTGGAGCAACAGCGAGCTGAAACTGCTGCTGACCCACAACAACCAGCAAATCGCAGAGCTGACCGGCCGGTCGCTGACCGAAGTAGAGGACCGCCGTCTGCTGGCGAATATAGAGCGGAACTGCTGGGACGTATTGGATCCGGAGCGTGCTGAATGAGGCTGATTAATCGAAGCAGGAAAGACTCGCCGCTGGCTCGCCGGGCCTGTGACGCTGCACTGGCGAAACATGTCGAGCGGTTCGGCGATTACGCCAGCCGGGCCACCCGTAGCGAATATACGGTGCAGGTGGACGGAGCCAAGATAAAGGTCGAGGTGGAAAACCGCAGCACCAGCTACGTGGCCACGGCGATCACTGGCGCACGGCGGCTGCGCCGCCTGGCCGGTCGGATGTCTTGATATCGAAATATCATCAACGCGCGATCAGCATAGTTATACTCGTGCTGATCGCCAGGTACTGCATATGGCACAAGTAATTTTCAATGAAGAGTGGGTTGTTGAGGAAAGGCTCACTGCCAGAACGGGCCTCGATAACCGTCAGATCGAAAAATATCGTCAAGGGTGTTGGATTGAAGGCGTGCACTTTAAACGCGTCTCTCCATCAGGGGAAAAAACATTGCGCGGCATTACCTGGTACAACTACCCCAAGATCAACCAAATGATTCAGGATGCATAGGATGTCTGATTTGCCCAAGGGCGTGGAGATAAGAGGTCAAAGCATCCGGATCTGGTTCATGTATAAGGGTAAACGTTGCCGCGAAGTGCTCAAGGGGTGGTTAGTCACCCCTGCAAATATCAAAAAAGCGGGTCAGCTGCGCATGCTGATTGTCAGTGAGATCAACCTCGGCCAGTTTAATTACCGCTCGCGTTTTCCTGACTCTAAGCAGGCTCAGACGGTTCAAAAGACGCTCATTATAAACACGTTCGGCGAGCTTGCTGATACCTGGCTAAAAAATCGTGAAATTGAGCTCTGCGCAAACACTCTGCGTAAAACAGGCTCGCAGATATCAACGCTTAAAGCGGTCGTAGGCAAGAGCACAGCAATCAGGGAGATTAGCTATAACGATGTGCTTCGCTACCGCAGTGAGCTACTGCATGGCTCAACCCTGTATCCATTGGACAGGCGCTCAAATAAAATCGGGCGCACTGTGCGTACGGTCGATAATTATATCTCTTTGCTTTGCTCCCTGCTTCGCTTTGCCTATAAGTCTGGATTTACTGAGAGTAAGGCATTCGAGGGCGTCAAGAAGCTACAGAAGAGCAACACCAAACCGGATCCTCTGATGCGAGAGGAATTTGCGAAGCTAATGTCAGCTTTGAGCGGCCAGAGCCATAACATGTGGAAGTTCGCGGTGTATTCCGGGCTCAGGCATGGTGAACTCGCCGCGCTTGCATGGGAAGATATCGATCTCAAGGCGGGTACGGTAAACGTCTCCAGGAACCTGAACACCCTGGGGATGTTTGGGCCACCCAAGACGCAGGCAGGCATCCGGACACTGCAGCTTCTAACGCCAGCGCTGGACGCCCTAAAAGAACAAAAGAAGCTGACAGCCGGGTTTCCTGAAACAGAGATCGTTTTCTATCATCGAGAATACGGCCTGACGGAGAAGCAGCAACTTCGTTTCGTTTTTATGCCCCGGCCAGCAAAGGGAAAGCAGAAGCCGTATTATTCATTGTCCAGTATCGGGTCAAGATGGAACGCCAGTGTAAAACGTGCTGGCATTCGTCGCCGTAATCCGTACCATACACGCCACACATTTGCATGTTGGCTTTTGTCCGCAGGCGCAAACCCGTCTTTTATAGCCAATCAGATGGGGCACGAAAACGCGCAGATGGTTTACGAAATATACGCGTCCTGGATTGAAGATCTGAACACTGAGCAGGTGGCCATGCTTAACGATAAGCTCGCGTTTTAA